TGTTGGAAATACTGCATTAAATGCAAATACGACAGGTGTTAATAATACCGCTGTTGGTTATTATTCATTACAAAATAATACAACAGGTGCTGATAATAATGCATTCGGTTTATATGCTTTAAAAAATAACACCACGGGTAGTCAAAATAATGCATTTGGTAGAAGTGCTTTGATTTCTAATGTAATTGGTTATTCTAATAGTGCTTTTGGTAATTATGCTTTAAACTCTAATACCACAAATAATAATAGCGCTTTCGGATATAAAGCATTATTAAATAATACAACTGGCACAAGAAATATCGCTATTGGTGTTGGCGCTTTGCAAGCAAACACTATAGGAAGTAGCAATACAGCGGTAGGTCATAATTCATTGATAAGTAATACAACAGGTGATAATAATAGTGCGTTTGGTAGATATTCTTTAAGATATAATATTACAGGTCAAAGCAATTCGGCATTTGGTAGTAATGCTCTTAGATTAAATACAATAGGTATTAATAATAGTGCATTTGGTTTTTATGCTTTAAGAAATAACACTACTGCAAATAATAATTCAGCATTTGGTTATCAGTCTTTGAGATATAATACGATTGGTACGAGTAACAGCGCATTTGGTGGTTACGCTTTATTAAAAAATACTACAGGTGTTAATAATACGGCAGTCGGTTTAAATGCTTTACAACAAAATACGATAGGTGCTAGAAATAGTTCATTTGGCGTGAATGCTTTATTTGCAAACACTACAGGTTCTAATAATTCAGCTTTTGGTAATTTTTCTCTTAGATATAATACTATTGGTACAAATAATACTGCATTTGGTGGTTACACTTTATTTAGTAATTCTACTGGTGTAGATAATACTGCTGTTGGACGTTCCGCTTTACAGAGTAATACAATTGGTATCAATAATAGTGCATTTGGACACTACGCTTTATTAAGTAATACAACGGGTGCAAATAATACAGCAGTTGGTGCAAGTTCTTTAAGAAGCAATACAATAGGCACAAATAATACTGCTATAGGTTCGAATTCTATGTATTATAACACTACAGGCGTTTATAATACTGCGGTTGGATCTGGCGCTTTAAATAATAATACTACTGGTAGTAATAATACCGCAATGGGTTTTTATTCTTTATTATTAAATACAACTGGTTATAATAATAGTGCTTTTGGTAAATATTCTTTAAGAAATAATACAACTGGTATACAAAATACTGCGTTTGGTTATGCAGCTTTAAATGGTAATACAACTGGTGTTAATAATGTTGCGATTGGTCTAAACGCTTTAGCAAACAATATATCAGGTGCAAGAAATAATGCAGTAGGCGTTAATTCGTTAGTAAACAATACAGGAGGAAGCGATAATAATGCTTTTGGTTATTACGCTCTAAAAGCTAACACGACAGGTTATAATAATTCTGCCTTCGGAAAAACATCATTAACCTCAAATACAGTTGGAGCGAATAATACTGCATTTGGTCGCAATGCAATTGCATTAAATGTTAATGGAAATAATAATAGTGCATTTGGCGCTTATGCATTAGTGTCTAATACTACAAGCAGTAACAGTGCGTTTGGTTATAAAGCGTTATTCGCTAACACAACTGGTTATTCAAGCGTAGCTGTAGGTACTGCTGCATTACAAAATAATACAATAGGTTCATTAAATACGGCTGTAGGATACGGTTCATTAACCGCTAATACAACCGGAAGTAATAATTCAGCGTTTGGTACATACGCATTAAATTCTAATACAATTGGTATTTACAATACAGCACTTGGTCGTAGCGCATTATCAGTTAATACAATAGGTAGTGCAAATACTGCCGTTGGTTTTCAAGCTTTAGAGGCTAACACAACAAGCAATAACAGTGCATTTGGTTATAAAGCATTGGCCGTTAATACTACGGGACATAGAAATGCAGCGTTTGGTTTTAAATCGTTGATTACAAATACAAGTGGTAATTATAACGTTGCAATGGGTCATCAAACTTTGTTCAGCAATACTATAGGTCAATTTAATATCGCTATTGGTGATGAAGCGCTATATAAGAATACTACAGGTAGTAGAAATACAGCGGTTGGTAGAGCTGCTTTATATAATAATACAATTGGCGCAGATAATAGTGCTTTTGGTATGTATACTTTATTGACAAATACAACTGGTATTTGTAATAGTGCTTTTGGCCGCGCCGCTTTACAAAGCAACTCATCAGGTAGTAATAATAGTGCATTTGGTCGTCAAGCATTAAATTATAATACAGTCGGAGGTAACAACACAGCGGTTGGTTTTAACTGTATGCTAGCAAATGTAAGTGGTAATAATAATGCGGCATTTGGTTATAACGCTCTTTATTTTAATACAACAAACAATAACAGCGCTTTTGGATCTAACGCATTAACTGCTAATACAACAGGTTATGGAAATAGTGCATTTGGTAGAGACTCTTTAAAAGGTAATACCATAGGTACAAGTAACAGTTCATTTGGTAATTATGCTTTAAAGTACAACACTACTGGTATAAACAATACTGCAATGGGTAGAAGTGCTTTGGGTGCAAATACAATAGGTACTAATAATAGTGCGTTTGGTATATATGCTTTATTGTCAAATACTACAGGTTCATATAATACTGCTGTAGGTAGATCATCTTTACAATATAATACAATCGGTTTAGAAAATACTGCTGTTGGTTACGGGGCTATAGGTTCAAATACAACGGGTAATTATAATGTGGCGTTTGGTAATGGTGCTTTAACTGCTAATACAATAGCATCTGCTAATGGTGCTTTTGGATTTAAATCTTTATATAGTAATACGACAGGTGATAAAAATAATGCTTTCGGTTATTATGCTTTAAGAGACAATACCGTAGGCAGACGAAATAGCGCGTTTGGTCATAGAGCTTTAAGATATAATACAACAAATAATAATAACGCTTTTGGTTTTTATGCTCTAAAAGCTAACACAACAGGTTCAGAAAATAATGCATTTGGTGGTTACGCTTTAGAAGCTAATACAATTGGTATAAATAATAATGCATTTGGTTTCACCGCTTTAAGATATAATACAACGGGTACTTATAATACTGCTGTAGGAACTAGTGCTTTACAAAGTAATACAATAGGTACAGCAAATAATGCATTTGGTGCAAATGCTTTATATAGTAATACGACTGGCGTAAATAATACTGCTGTTGGTACAAATGCTTTATATAGTAACACAACTGGTGCTTACAATAATGCGGTAGGTCTTAACTCATTATATGGTAACACAGTCGGTACAAGAAACAATGCTTTTGGTTGGTATTCATTATTTGCAAATGTCAATGGTAGTTCAAATACAGCATTTGGTCACAGAGTATTACAAAATAATACTGCAAGTGGTAATGCTGGATTTGGTTATATGTCGTTGTTTGCTAATACAATTGGAACAAGCAATGTAGCGGTAGGCAACGCAGCTTTAACGAGTAATACTACAGGTAGTAATAATACTGCTGTAGGTAATAATTCATTAAATGCTAATACAATTGGCATAAGTAATACTGCTGTTGGACATCAATCTTTGCTGAATAATACTACAGGCGCATCTAATGTTGCTGTGGGTGTTAACGCTTTATTAGCTAACACAGTCGGTATTTATAATACTGCTGTAGGTCAACAAGCACTTAGCTCTAATACAACTGGTGGCAAAAATACTGCTGTAGGTTTACAATCATTATATACAAATGCGGTGGGGAGTAATAATACAGCGTTTGGTTATGCCGCTCTTTTTAGTAATACTACAAATAGTAATAGTGCTTTCGGATATAAAGCATTAAATGCTAATACAACTGGTACAAGTAATACAGCGGTTGGTTTGAATAGTTTACTAAGTAATACAATTGGATTATATAATACAGCAGTTGGTCGCAGCGCTTTGGAAAAAAATACTACTGGTAATAACAATACCGCAATGGGTCTTTATAGTTTGTTGTCAAATACAAGTGGTGGAAATAATAGCGCATTTGGTTTTTATGCTTTGAGAAATAATACGATTGGCGTAAATAATACATCAGTTGGTTATGCTGCATTGGGAAGTAATACTACAGGCAGTCAAAATACTGCTGTTGGTTATATTGCTTTAAATGCTAATACAATTGGTGTAGCCAATACCGCAGTTGGTTATTCTTCTTTAAATTCAAATACAACGGGTAGCTATAATAATGCATTTGGTTATACTTCTTTGACATCAAATACAACTGGTGTTTATAATAGCGCGTTTGGTCATGGCTCTTTAGCTAATAATACAATAGGTATTGGAAATGTTGCTATTGGTTATTATGCATCCTTATCTAATACGACTGGTAATTATAATACCGCTGTTGGTTCTCAAGCTTTATTTGCTAATACGATTGGTACAAATAATAGCGCTTTTGGTTATAAAGCTTTAAGATACAATACAACAGGTCAATATAACACATCGGTTGGTAGATATAGTTTATTAAATAATACAACTGGTGGAAATAATACCGCTCTTGGTGTTAACACTTTAATAAATAATACCACAGGCAGTAGAAATACTGCGGTTGGTATGGAATCGTTGTATTACAATAATGTTGGTAATAATAATAGTGCATTTGGTTATCAAGCGTTACTAAACAATACCACAAATAATAACAGTGCATTTGGTTATAAATCATTACATAGTAATACAACAGGTGCATTTAATGTCGCTGTTGGATATATCTCATTACAATCAAATACCAGAGGATCTTATAATACAGCCGTTGGTTATAACTCACTATCTGCTAACACGTTTGGTAATTATAATAGTGCATTCGGTTACAAAGCTTTAAATTCTAATACAACTGGTAATCGTAATAGTGCGTTTGGTTATAGCTCGCTAAGATTAAATACGATTGGTGTGCGTAATACTGCATTTGGTTATGCCTCAATGTTATTTAATACAACAGGTAGTTATAATGTGGCATTTGGCACAATGGCTTTATATGTTAATACAATTGGTACAGCAAATACTGCGGTTGGTTTTGAATCTTTATACAATAATACCACAGGCGCAAATAATACTGCTGTAGGACATAAATCTTTGCAAAATAATACAATTGGTCAACAAAATTGTGCATTTGGTTATGGTTCTTTACAAAATAATACAACAGGCGGAATAAATAGCTCTTTTGGTTATAAAGCATTATTATCAAATACTACTGGCACAAATAATACCGCTATTGGTGGAAGTTCTTTACAAAATAATACATTTGGTGGTTATAATGCAGCTTTAGGGCGTGCAACTTTATTTAGTAATACGACTGGCATACAAAATGTAGCAATTGGCGCTCTTTCATTATATAATAATACGATTGGACAATATAATGTTGCGGTTGGAGCGTATTCATTGTATTCTAATTCAACAGGTAGTCGTAATACCGCAGTTGGTCTTGCTGCGTTGGGAAATAATACAAGTGGTGTACAAAACAGTGCGTTTGGTTTTTATGCTTTAAAGTCTAATACCACAGGTCAAGCTAACAGTGCGTTTGGTTTTTATGCTTTATATACTAATACATTTGGTAACTTTAATAGTGCTTTTGGTAGAGATGCGTTAGTTTATAATACCACTGGTGGTAATAATACCGCAGTTGGTTATAGATCATTATATGCAAATACAAGTGGTTTTAATAATAGCGCATTTGGTCTTTACGCTTTAAGAAATAACACAATAGGTACACATAATGCTGCTTTTGGGCGTGCTGCTTTACAAAGCAATCTAACAGGTGTTAATAATAGTGCATTTGGAAACTACGCTTTATTAAATAATAATGCAGGTTCTAGAAATTCAGCATTTGGTAGAGAAGCTTTATATAGTAATAGTACAGATAATAACAGTGCGTTTGGTTATAAAGCATTAACTGCTAATACAATTGGTACACAAAATGTTGCTGTAGGTCATGCTGCTTTACAAAATAATACTATAGGAAATAATAATACCGCTGTAGGTTTTCAATCTTTACTTAGTCAGACAACAGGTAGAGCTAATAGCGCTTTAGGATTTAGATCTTTATACAGTAATACAGTAGGTGTAGCAAATAGTGCTTTCGGTTATTATGCTTTATACGCTAACACAACAAATAATAACAGTGCATTTGGTTACAAAGCATTAAATGATAATACAATTGGCACAAATAATAGCGCATTTGGCGCTAACGCTTTAAATTTCAATACAACAGGTTCAAGTAATGTTGCCGTTGGTGTTTACGCTTTATTGAATAATACTATTGGCAATAATAATGTTGCATTTGGTGTTAACTCTTTAAGATATAATACAACCGGCGCAAATAACGTAGCAGTTGGCACAAGCGCTTTATCAGCTAATACTACTGGCACGCATAATACTGCTGTTGGTAGATCAGCTTTACAAGAAAATACAGCTGGCATAAAGAATACCGCTTTTGGCAGTTACTCTTTAAAAACTAATACCGTAGGTCAAGCTAATAGTGCATTTGGTTATGACGCTTTAAAAGCAAATACTATAGGTAATTTTAATATCGCTATTGGTAGAAGCGCATTAATAGCAAATACGACTGGTAGTTATAATACAGCGGTAGGCGTTAATTCTTTATTTGGTAATACTACAGGACAGCAAAATCTCGCATTTGGTGTAAGCGCTTTAGAAGCTAATACAATTGGTGGCAATAATATTGGTATAGGTAATAATGCTTTAGTAGTTAATACTATCGGTAATAGAAATGTTGCGGTTGGCAATCAATCTTTATATAGTAATATTAGTGGAAACAATAATAGCGCATTTGGTTATAAAGCGTTATATGGCAATACACAAAGCAATAATAGCGCTTTCGGATATGTAGCATTATTTGGTAACACAACTGGTGCTAATAATTCAGCTTTTGGTTACAGAGCTTTACAAAATAATACAATTGGTACAAACAATACCGCAGTTGGTTCTGATGCATTAAAAATTAATACAATTGGTGGTCAAAATACAGCGGTGGGTGTCCAAGCGTTAAGAGAAAATACAACAGGTGTTAGAAATACAGCAGTTGGTTTTCAATCGATGGTAGTAAATACAATTGGTACTGAGAATAGTGCATTTGGTTATTTGTCATTATATACTAATACTACAGGCAGCAACAATAGCGCATTTGGTAGATCAGCTTTACAAAGCAATACAATTGGTGCAAACAATGTCGCCGTTGGTAATTCATCATTATTAAATAATACAATAGGTAATAATAATGTTGCTATAGGTTTAAATGCTATGTATTATAACACTACGGGTGTTTCTAATACTGTTGTAGGTAAAAGTGCATTACAAGCAAATACAATAGGCGCAAAAAATAATGCATTTGGATATAGCGCTTTATATAGTAACACTACAGGTGTTGGTAACTCTGCTTTTGGAAAAGATTCTTTAGCTCTGAATACTACTGGTCTAAATAATAGTGCATTTGGTTCTTATTCTTGTTACGATATAACTACAGCTAGAGAAAATACCGCTATTGGTTATAACACTGGTCGTGGTATTACCACAGGCAACTACAACACAATCCTCGGCGCAAACGTCACAGGATTAAGTGCCACAATTGCCAATAACATTATAATTGCTGACGGCCAAGGTAATAGAAGAATAAATGTTGATAGTAGTGGTAATGTTGGTATAGGAACAAATAGCCCAAATAGTAAAACACATATCGTAAGCGATAGTAAAGTTATACAATTGCAACCAGCAACATCTACTAATCAATTTTATATAGCGTTTTCAAATGATAATTGGGTATCTAATAGAAGTTTAATTGGTTTGGATAATTCTGCTGGTAATAATTTATGGGCAACTGGCGGATCAGCGTATGCTTTAAGTATAGGTACGGTTGATAGTAGAAATATTATTTTTGCAACGAATAACAATGAAAGAGTTAGAATTGATACGAGCGGAAACGTTGGTATAGGTACAACAACTCCAAGCACCAAACTAGAAGTCGTCGGCACAATTACTTGTACAACATTAGTTGAAACATCAAGTGTTGTCGCCAAAACAAATGTCAAAAAACTAAGCAGTCAAACCGCCAAAATCGCCAAACTGTCGCCTGTATCATTTAATTACAAAAAAGACAACAAACGCAGTCTAGGATTGATTGCGGAAGAAGTCGCCCAAGTATATCCAGAATTAGTAGAATATGAAAATGGTCGTCCTTTAGGTGTAAACTATTCGAAACTAACTTCTGTATTGATTAGTGCAGTAAATGAGTTGGCCGCCGAACTCGCAGAGTTAAAAAAGCAATTAAATAAGTAACATAATAAATATATAAAAAAATATGGCAATTCTTAATCATGGTTCAACACTAAGAACAGCGGATGGTGGACAATCAACAACAACCATAGTAACCGCCAGTAACATTGGCAGTTATGCTGTAGCAAGTAATGCTACTTATTATATTGGTACTACACAAAATGTTTTTAATAGAGCGAGCGGCGCACAAACACTAACTGGTGTTAGTATTGATGGTAATGCCGCCAATATAACTGCATATACAATTAATCAAAACGTAGGAAGTAGCAATAGTCCTACATTTGCCACATTACAATTAACGCGACTAAATTTTGGCGCTGATAACGCTCAACCGTGGACTGTTGGTGCTGGTGGAACGGCTGGAACCGGCCTAACATTTGGTGGAGATTATACTTCCAGCCAAGCCTATAAAATATTCACCGCGATGGAGAATGTTGGAGGCAATTACTCTAAGCTCACATTAAACTGGCACACTGGAATAAGAATAGGGGCTTACTATGGCTACGGTGGGACTAGGTTTTATAATAATCTTGTCGGAGAAGGCACAGAAATTTTTTCAGTTGGAAATGCAGACAGTAATGTAAGAGTTGTAAATAATATTTATGCTCAATCGTTTTATGATATTACAAATACTGCTTATTATTTAGATCCTGCAAATACTGGAACATCTTTATTAGTTGCGGGCAGCGTAGGGGTAAGTAAAACAAGTATTAGATCCGGTTCAATTCTTGATGTAAATGGATATGGTTGTTTTGGCGCATCTGCATATGGTTTTTATATAGGAACTGATGCTACAGGGGCTTTCTTAGACGCTGGTAGTCAGTTGATAAGAATGTTTGCTGGCTCTTCTGAAAAATTACGTATTCAGGCGGATGGTAATGTTGGTATAGGTACAACAAGTCCTAGTGATAAATTACATGTTTACGGAGGATCATTTAAAGTAACCGGAGGTTCAGATCTCAATACAGGAATTCTTTTGTCTTCTACTAGTACAAATGTACCTGTAGTTAGTTTCAGAGTAAGTGATAATAGTCAAAGAGCAAAAATAGAAGTAAATGATGCAAATGGTGCTGCCGGTGACAGACTTGGATTTTTTGTATATCAAACAGGCACTTTAAATGAAAGATTAAGTGTTCTTGGCAATGGTAATGTTGGTATAGGTACAACAAGTCCCGGTTATAAATTAGATATAACTGGAGACGCAAGAATCGCATCAGCAGCAGGGGCTGGAGCGTTGTATTTTGGAACACTTGATCCTTCAAATGTTTATTTAAAAGTTGATAATAATTATGATTTAACTTTGGCTCAAAATGCTTCATCAGGTAATGGTTTATATCTAGCAGGTGCGGGTAATGTATATGTAAGCATTGATAGTAATAATAATGCTACAGCCGATGCGTTTATTGTACAAAATAATGCAATCAAAGCTGGTACAGAATTATTTAGAGTACAAGAAAATGGAGTTGTTACTGCGTCGTCAGATTTCCGCGCACCTATTTTTTACGATAGCAACGATACAGGATATTACGTTGATCCAAACAGTGTTTCTCGTTTATCTAGTTTAAGAGTTTATAGCGCATTTGATACTGCAAGTAGCGATGTATACGCTAACATGAGAGTTATGCGTAATAATGCTACTAATGATGGTATGTATATTGGTTATGGAAATTTAGGCAGCACTGGCGGTATAACAAGAATTTTTGGTGGTGGAGCGACCACTGGTGAATTAGCAAAATATATTGACTATACTCTTGAACCGAATTCATTTCGTGCGCCAATCTTTTATGATAGTAATGATACTGCTTATTATGTTGATCCCGCTAGTAATTCTCGATTATTAAATCTTGGTTTAGGAAATGTAACTCCAGATTTAAGACTAAGCGTAAGCGGTGATGCTCAATTAAGTGGAATTCTTTATTTGGGCGGAACGGCTGGATCATATGGTAGTTGGGGATCTAGAACTTATACAACTTCAGGAATTTTGTATAATAATTCAAGCAGTGTAGAGTTTAATAATTATGGTTATGGTTCAACATGGACATTTACTCTTGGTGGTGGAAATGCCACATCGTCTGGTTCATTTCGTGCGCCGATATTTTACGATAGTGATAATACTACTTATTATTTAGACGCCGCAAATTCAGGAACATCTTTATTGGTTGCTGGAAAAGTTGGTATAGGTACAACAAGCCCTACGTCATTATTACATTTAGCAGGTGTTGGTGGTGACGGTGTCGCTTTTTTAAGAATAGCAGGAACTGCATCAGATGCATTTAATTGGGGATCTTCAGTGATGTACGCAAATTTAGCAGCAACTGAAACCGCAATAAATCTCATAGGTAAAGCACAGAGTCAATATAATTGCTCGTATATTGGTTATAGACATGTAGCTGATGGATCAGCACTTAACATGCTTTCTTTAGGGCTATATGCAGCCGATCATCTTGTTAATATATTGGGTAATGGCAATGTTGGTATAGGCACAACAAGCCCTGCTAATAAATTACATGTAGTTGGTTCGGCTTATTCTGATACTGATTTCCGAGCGCCGATCTTCTACGACAGTAATGATACTGGTTATTTTCTTAATCCTAATTCTACTAGTAACTTAAATAATTTAAGAGCAGCTACTATATCTGCCGCCAATCATGGTTTAACTTGCGTGTATTATGGAGGAGGCGCAACTCCTACAAATGGATATTTAATAACTACAAATATCGATTACAGCACATTCAACATGCCTACTGTAATTATTGAGGGCTACGCTTACGGTAATGGGGTGCCAATACATTTAGAAATAGTGTGGTACGCTTATACAAATAGCTGGACAAATTTAAGTTACACTAATTTAGGCGCTTGGAATCCCGGCACTGTTTCAATCGGAACAAATGCAAGCGGGAAAGTTTGCTTGCATTTATCTGGTCTTATTTATTATGGAAGATTTAATGTAAGATGTATTTATGATCAAGGCAATGCTCCTTTAGAAGGATGGACGGTTACAGATGCGACTACATCCGCTTTGACAAGAGTTACTACAATATCTAAAGTTGAACTAGCAACAAGTATTACTGGTAACGCGGCGACTGTTACAAATGGATTATATACTAGTTCGACTTTAACCGCTGGTAATCTTAGTGGAACTATTCCTTCAGGTGTTCTTGGAAACAGCACTCATTTTATTGGCACAACATCTATTGCTCTTAATAGAGGATCAGCATCTCAAACTCTTACTGGAGTTAGTATTGATGGTAATGCCGCTACAGCTACAAATGGATTAACGACTGGTAATTATGGTGGCTACTCGACGTTCTCTGGAGTCGTCTCCTCTGCTAGTGGAGGATTCCAGACTGCTACCTACGCTGCTGGTCGTAACCGTATATGGAGTTTTGGTAACTCTGATGGCTATGGACTTGCATACTTTCAGGGATCTGGAGGTGTAGGTGGTTACGATGTAATTGGAATGCATTTTGGTACAGCTACCGCAGCAGCATCTCAATATCAGTTTAATGCTATTGGTTCATTTACAGCAAGCGGTGATGTTCGCGCTCCTATATTTTATGACAGCGGTAATACTGCATATTATTTAGATCCTGCAAGCACAAGTAATTTAAATAATTTAACTGTCGCCAATGATTTAACGGTTAATGGTAACACATATTTAGGAAATGCTGGTGGTGATACTGTATTTGTAAATGATATAATAAGAATTGGTGCAACAGATTCTGGTGACGCATCATTATTTTTCGGTGAAGGTAGTGTTGCTGGTAGTGATTATGGTGCTAGATGGTATTGGGATAGCGGTTATACATTTACTTGGTATACAAGAAATGCTGGAACCGATACTGCTTTATTTGATTATGTAACAAATGATACAACTTATTTAAATTGGCGTAGACATTTCCATATGCAAAATAAGGAAATTAACTATAATGCACAAATTCATTTTAATGCAGGAACAAGATTTGTTGGAAACAACACTCAATATTTAATTTTTAAATCTGATTCAACATCTTTAGGTGGAATTCAAATTAAAGACGGAAGTGATGCTCTAAAAGGATATATTGGATATTGGGATTCTGGTGGCGGCGGTATATTAAACAATACAGGAAATTGGGCAGTAAGATATAACTTTGGAAGTTCAAGTTCAGGAGGAACATTGTATGGCACTTGGAATTCTGATACTGATTTCCGCGCACCAATTTTCTATGATAGTAATAATACAGCATATTATATTGATGGCGCTTCTGGTAGTAAATTAAAATATTTACAAATCGATGGCGATTGGGGCAGTTCACCTTTTGGTTCTGGTCATGAAAGTTTTACCATTCGTAGCACATACGCTTCGATGGTTCAAAGACAAACAAATGGTGGTTTAGGTTATTGGTTGCATCATATAGCTAGTGATGCTGCATATTATTTATATGGTGGAAAAGGCGCTACTGATGGTAGCAGTTGGGATTGGTCTTACAAAGCTTATCCAAATCAAGACGGTAGTTATGTAGAATTTAGAACTAGCGCCCGCGCACCTCTTTTTTATGATAGTAATGATACTGCTTATTATGTTGATCCAAATGGCACAAGCTCTTTATACAATTTAAGTTTAGTTGGAGCTAAAAATACTTATTTAATAATTAATCCTGGAAATGGCTCTGAAGCTATGGTTAGATATATTGGTGGCAGTGGAAGTGGTTGGTACGTTGGAAAAAGAATGTCATCGCAATTAGTAGGAACAGCAGATTTTCATTTCTTTTCAGAAGCGGCGGGAGCCACAGTTGGTGGAGTAGATACTTCTGGAAATATATTTTCTAGTGGTAGCGTGAGATCACCTATATTCTATGATAGTAATAATACTGCATATTATGTAGATCCTTCAAGTACAGGTTATTCAGCATATTTTGCTGGAGCAATTCAAGCTACAAAAATTGGTATTGAAGATGGTGGGCTTGATTGTTATATGGAAATTACTGATGCTAATCCAACTGTTTATGGAGTAGGATATGGTGGTGAGTTTATATTCTATGGAGACAAATCTACACCCGCTTCATTTTTATATTATGGTGGAGCAACAGTAACTTACACATTACAAGCTAATTCTAGCTTAAGATCGCCTATTTTTTATGATAGTAATGATACTGGTTATTATTGTGATCCCGCCAGTAATTCTGTATTGAATGGTTTATACGTTAACGCTTATTATAATCTTTCAAATGATTATAAAGATATATATGTTTATGGTGATGTTAATACTTATTACGTTGTCTTAATACAAGGAGAATATTTATATAGTTTTGGAAGATATAGTGTTACTAGAGGTTATAATTGGACTGGACCTGATACATGGAACACTGCAAGTCATAAAGGCGGTTTAACTTTAGATTGGGAATGGTCTGGTGATACCGCTTGGGGAGGAAATGATAAAGCGATAAGAATAATTGAGTTCAATGAAAGTTATAGCACAATGGTTGCTGGATTGGGTTATCCAGTAAATGGTGGAGTTATCATATGGTTGAGAGGTGGCGGCGTTGGTGGCGCACAATATAGAATTAGAACTCCAATTGGTTCTAATGCCACAGTAACAGCGTATGATGGTGTTTCAGCAACAAATCATTCAACATTAACTACATTTACTGCTGCCGATTCAAGTGTATTTACTACAAGAGCTAATGCAAATAACGTCTCAGCAGAAATACTCGCTAGATATCCAGTCAGAAGTGCTGCGAGTCTTTATAATGATAATAATTTAGTTGTAGATATAGGATCAGGCACTCAAACTAAATCTGGTATTTTTGCATCTGCCGCTTCAGTAAGAGCGCCAATTTTCTATGATACTGATAATACTGCATATTATTTAGATCCAGCCGCTGGAACTTCTTTAAGAATTGCAGGCGCAATTGTTGGAGACCATGCTGCTTGGACTGGAGAACAAAATAAAATACAATGGCACAGTAGTCATTTGTATTTTCAAAATACCAGTGATGGATATTTTATATTCAGAAAGTCTAATGGCGCTGAACCATTTACACTTAGAATTGCTGAAGAGGCTGGATACGCAACGGGTTCTTGGAGAGCGCCAATATTCTACGATAGTAATAATACAGCTTATTATACAGATCCAGCAAGTACAAGCAACTTACTTGGTTTAACTGTCGTTAATACAATTACCGGAAGTATCACAGGTAATGCTGGTGGAAGTTCTGCTTCTTGTACTGGTAATGCTGCAACAGCAACTAGAACAAGTGGTCAATCTGGATATCCACATGCTGGAACAGGTATGTGGGCATTCTATAACTGGGGTGGTAATGATGGTGGAACATCTGCGCCATCAGCAAGTACATACACAACAGGTCTTTCAGTTGGATCTAATCCCGGCGATCAAGCTTATGGATTCCAAATTGCTAATAACATGTGGAATACAGGATTATGGACAAGAAATTATAATAGCAGTTTTGGAAGTTGGATTAGATTATTAGATAGTTCTAACTACGTTGGATATTCTGCATTCACTGGAAATGTTGATGGTACTCAATTCAGAGATGCTAATGATACTACTTATTATTTAGATCCCGCAGGTACTTCTAACTTAAACAAGTTTAGTACTCTTACTATGTCTTACAACGACATGAATTCAATGCATGTCAATTCACCTTATGTTACTAGATATAACTCTGGGGCAGCTTATCGTAATGGTACAATGGGTTGGAGTACTGTTGATTGTAATCACATGTTTTCTAATTGGGGTTCTGGTTTTATTGATAGTTGGACTAATCCAGCAAACGGACCGGGTAGTTCAAGTCACTATGTAGGGTTTCAGAGTCTTCATTACAATCATCAAAATAATGTAAATGGATATGGCTTCCAGATGCTCTGTGCAGGAGAAGCAGATAACAGGTTTTTTTGGAGAAGTGCTTGGCCGACTTTAAGAAGTTGGGTGGAGATGATTCATACTGGTAATATTGCATCACAAACAGTAACTTCATGTACAGGTACTGCCGGTTCAATCAGTGGATTTAACAATCCTACAACCGCTGCTACTGCAAATACAATTGTTTATAGAGATAGTAGTGGGCATATAATAGGAAATTATATATTTGGTGGATATTTTAATTCCAGTGCGGGAAACAGTGAAAATCCAACAATTGGACAAATATGGACACAAAGTACAGGGGATAATTATTTAAGAAAATCAACACCTGCTCATTTTAGAAGTCAAGTAACAGATGGTTCATATCCATCTTTGACAGGCGCAAATGCAAGCGGTACATGGAGTATAAACATTACAGGTAATGCTGGTGGAAGTTCTGCTTCTTGCACTGGTAATTCCGCCACTACAACTTTAGCCACAAAAGCAACAAGAGCAAACGGTAATTTTTATATTGATGATAATTATGGAAATACTGTAGTTGGTGTTTATTCTGCAAGCAGATATCAAGGCGTATTTGCGATGGGTGATTCTTATAAATTAGCCGCTGATGGAACCACTACTGGTAATTTGTATGGTATTGCTTGGTCTCATCAAAATGCTGGTGGAGCGGCAGGTAATCTAGCAAGTCATGGATTATTAATACTAGAAAATGGTGTGTTCAAAGGCGCGTGGGGAGGAGGAAGTCTTAGGACTCCAGGCGATGTTCGCGGAACACTTTTTTATGATTGGGATAATACTGGATATTATTGTGATCCTGCCAGCACAAGCAACTTAAACGCTATTACCGCAGCCGGTAATATAACAGCAGCACAATATTATACTGCAAATTGGTTTAGAAGTACTACGAGTGGTAATGGTTTATATAATGAAGCAACTGGTCAGCATTTTTATTCTGATAGTGTTAATTATTGGAATGTTGCAAGCTCTGCAAGCGCACAAGGAATAAGATTAAGAACTGGAGGACACAATGGAACAGTTCGTGGGTATTTTTACGCAGATACCAATAATGATGTAGGACTTTTAAATCAAGATGGTAATTGGAGAATAAGAGTCGTTGGTGGAGATTATACATTGGCTGATGGATCGTCCATGAGAGCGCAAATGTTTTATGATAGTAATGATACCACTTATTATACTGATCCAGCAAGCACAAGTATTTTAAACGTCGTAAGAGCAAACTCATACGTTCAAAAAAGCGCATCTCAATCATTAAGCGGAACAGTAGGATGCACAATTGATGTCAATGCTGCTGGTATTCATGTTTTAACTTTAGCCGCTTCAACAACAATATCTAGTTTCACATATAACAATAGAACTGCCAACCCTTCTGTAAATACAATCATGTTAGTTATAAAATATGGCGGCACAGCTTCTATTACATGGACTAATGTGTTATGGGCGAATGGTATCACCCCAACAATAACTGGAGTATCTGGTTATGCAGATGTATATATGTTAACCTCTTATCAGGGAACAACAGGTGTTTGGATAGGAACTGTTGTTGCTCAAGGGCTAGTTAGCACAAGTTTATAAAATTATGATAACAAACGCTTCATCAAATATAGTCGGAACCGCATTTCCTTATGGTTTAGGTATTGCGAGTCAATCTGGCGCAAACTTTTTCACTCTTCTTAATTTTAGACAAGGGCTTAGTTATAATCCTAGGAAAAGCCTAACCGCATGTAGAGATATTTCTATTTATAACGCTTCAAATTTTGTGGCTAATAATGTTTCTGCGACTGATTATTATCCAAACAGATATGGAGGAATGTTGCATTTAAATAATACAACTGGGTATAGTCCAGGTACGGGAAAAACTATTACCAGTGCTGGCAGTAATTACAGCGCTTATGGAACTACAGAGTTCACTTTTATAGTTAGTTGGGAGTACGTAGCATCTAATACTACATATGGTGCTGATATTATTCTAGGAGCATATCAGGCAAGCACTCACGATTTTTGGTTAGGCACTTCAGGATATGGAGTGACTCCTTATGTTTTTTCTAGGAACGGTTCTGCGGTTTCTTCTGGCATTTCACCAGTAGCTGGAAGACGTTATATTGCATTAATAGGTCAATCTCAATATTTTAATACAGGATACTTTGCGCTTTACAGTAGTGCTGGACAATCTTATGTTAACACAAGCATCGGAGGAGTAAATTTAACTACAGCCGGATCTCCTGCTCTTGGCAAATATGGTGGTTTTGATGATAATTATTTACCAAATGTTTTAATTGGTGATTGGTTATCAGGATTTGAATATTCAGATAATTCTTATCCCCAAGGATTTACCTATGCTAAAGCTGATGCAATTCTTCAAAGCTTGAAACCTAAACTTGGAATACCATAATATAAATATCTAATATAAGAACATGAACAACAAACAATATTTTTTAGTCACCAAAATCGATAATCAGAATTACTCTATAATTCAAGGCCCAAATTATTTGCCGGAATCATTTGGACCAACAAGTGGATTTAATTTTTTAGAACAAAATTCACCTGAATTGTTATCTGATTTAACTTGGCAAGGTAGTCCAAATTTAGCGTTTTGGGTCGCTATCTTTAATGAAAAACCATCAATAAACATTGATCAAAAATTGATAGAAACCAAAACACTCAATATTAATGAAAAAACTTGCACAATTTCTTATTCAATACAAAACGCAGATACTTCAGAAATAGAAATCCGCACCCAACAATTAAAACAAAGCATAAGAACAATAAGAGATAGATATCTTGTGATAACTGATTTTACTCAGTCGTCTGATTCGCCAATGTCTGATGCCGCGAAACTTGATTTTAAAAATTTCAGACAACAGTTGCGTACAATGTTAGATATCCCAGATATTACTCAAGCGGTGTGGCCCACCATTCCGACATCTGCTCCAAATATAACTATACCTCCATTTCCTCCAATGCCAAGCTTTAACGGTGTTTCTGGATTCCATCCAATACCAGGCTTTAATGCTTAAGTTTTTTTTATATAATAGTCATGGGTTATTCTTATGACTATTATTCTCAAATTTGTTTCTTACTCAGAGACAAAGGATTTTATCCTAAAAATATATTAGATATCGGTGCAAGTGTCTGCCAAACGGCAGACATTATGCGCCAAATCTGGCCTGTCGCAAACATATTATTATTCGAAGGAAACGCTGAGTGCGAAAAGTTATACCAGAAACAACTTTACGATTATCAAATAAAATTGCTTGGTAAAATCAACGGTACAACTAAATTTTATAAAACAAAATGGAGTGCAATTTGTTCTGGCAATTCTATATACAAAGAAAACTCGCAAACATATAACGAACAAAATTTGATAGTCGAAGAGTTGCCGATTTATAGATTAGATGATTGTGTGAAAGATATTTACGATCTTATAAAAATAGACACTCAAGGTAGTGAATTAGATATTATAGAAGGCGGTATAAATACTTTTAAAAACGCTAAAGTTGTTATCACCGAAGTATCTTTTAATAATTATAATGAAGGCGGCTGCAATAAAGATCAAATATTAAACAAAATGTTTGATCTAAAATTTGATTATATTATGCCAGTCGAAACAGTTATGAACGATAAGAACGAATTGATTGCCGAAAGTCTATTATTTATTAGACCTTAAATCAATACTTTCTTCCACCATTTAATAACCATCTTTGGGCGGAAGTTTCGCGGCGTTTCATTTAAGCTTGAATAAGTTTTAAACATATTAATGTATTCTTGCATGTCGGTAGTAAGATTTTTATTATTTATTAATTCAGATAAACTTCCTAGACCGTTTATACCATAAACAAACGGTGTCGTCTTTAATATGTCGGATAGTACAACGCTTATGCCAAAAGTCTCGGGCATAGTGTTGACATAAAACATGCCGCGACATTTCGCCATCAGTTCTATAACTTCTTTAAACTTCAAAGTTCCAAGATAATTAATTCCATAATCTTTTTCGCTTATGTCTTGGGTCGGATTGTCATATCCCGGTAAACACACATTCAATACATCAGTTTTACTAAGTAGTTTTTCATTTTTTAGATATTTCCATAATGGTAATGTGGATGAATATCCTTTCATTAAACTACTGGCGTATATATAATCTTTCTTGTTCTCTGGTATAGAATACTCATATACCCAATCAGGTATCATGAAATAAATTACATGCTTGTCCCAAGATTTTGGAAACAAATCGTTATGAAAATTACTGAGGGTAATTAAAGTTAGTTTCTTTTCTTCAAATAGTTTATAGAATTTTAGATTATGAACGCCATTCAAATCGGTTGCCCACATGAATGCTTTTTTGTGAGCGATTTTAGGAATTTCGCTATACCTGTGGATTATTAAATTCTTGCACTTGAATTTATAACTATCAACCAACTTGTTTGGCGCATACAACACTCCATTTACAAAAGATTCTTTGTTAGAATTGTTTAGGCATATAACTTTATATCCTTCTTTAGCTAACTCTTCAAGAAGTAAAATGGCTTGAAACTCGCTGCCGCCCATTCCACATTTGTGCATGGTATTTCCATCGTATGAAGAACCTATGCTATCAAATAAAATAATGTCTGCGTAAATATCCGTCATACAAGAACTTTAAAATCATCTTCATCATTATTCTTTACAAAATATTTAGACAGATCGGTTGTCGGTTGTGGATTGAAGGTATTTTGATTTTTAAAAGAGTTGATCCATTTACCAACGTCTCCTACGAACGTCTTCGCGCCTGTGTGCGAACATGTGATGTTGGTATCGAGATAAATGCTATTACCAAGATTGCGCCACTTCTTACACATATAAATATCTTCGCTGATAAGATCGCCGTCTTCACAAACGACTTCAAATACCATTCGTGTGTCACCTTTTTCTGAGGTATACGGTTTGGAAATCTCCCATAAAGCGTTCATAGCTTTGCGAGAAATTTTCATGAACCCGCAACCTAAACCTGCCACTTCAAGAATGCCGTCTTTATCAACGCTCAAATTTAATTTAGAATTATCTTTATCAAGAGCTTTCACAACGTAAAGCTCTTCGTTGTCAGTCTTTTTTCTATAAGATCCACCGATAATATCTTTGTCGCTTTTTACCAGCTTGTAAAAATCTTGAGGATTCCAACCTACATCACCATCAATAAAAAACAAATTATCAATATCGTTACTATAAGCAAGTTTAAATAAATCGTTTCGCGCACGTTGAATAAGAGAGTCGTAACAAATAAACAATGGATATACTTCTACATTATTCTTTTCAGCTAATGATAAAGTGTTTAGAAGTGAGTCGATATAATAAACATCCAGTTTACCGTCGTAAGATGGAGTTGCGATTAATACTTTCTTTTTTTCAGCCATAAAAAAACCTCAAGAACAATATGTCCTTGAGGTATTTTATGTTTTTTTAGTATTGTTTTCTACAGTTATTATCGTGTCAAAGCGGGAGGATATTCTGCCATTACTAGAGTAACGATGGCGGCAGACAATTGGGCGTCCGTCCATTGACCAGCTTGATCATATGTATCTCCAGACCATACTGTATACCAGTTATGAGCGTAAGGAGTGGTTGATATCTTTACCAAACTCTTTACAGTCTTACCGATTGGGTCGTCTGTGGTTTGAAGGATTTCGATTTGACTGGTATTAGCAGCTTGTTGAATTTCTACAGCACTTGGTAGATTGATAATTGGGAATGTTGGGTCGCTCATATTTGTATTTAATTTTACACTATTTTTTTATCTATAGAAATTAATAATCGTAACTAAAAGCTTTATAGAACCAAGAAAACTTGTTGTATATATTATCGCAGTTCTGTTTTCCAAGAATATCTATATAGTCGTTAGGCACTGGTTTGATTACTTTTTGAATTGTATGGTCACCAAAAGGAATGTGCATACGATCATCTTCAAAAGTCTTTTGTTCTACATTATTAAAGTCGTGTTGATAAAACGGCAATCCAAGATACTCGTACACTCGTTCCATTTCTCTTTGAGGATTACTGGCGAAGTTTTCAAACTTAATAAATAAACATTTCTTACTTAATTTACGCATAACGGTATCATACAATACATCAATACTTACAGCAAGTGGCGGCGCTTGCATTAAAAAGTAATCTATTCTCTTATCAACCGTAGTGTTACGAAGTTCGTTCCAGTTCTGAAGGCCAGCATCAATGTGCTGATATTGTCGCCACTTCTTTTCCATGCTCGCCACAACTGCTCGCAGATCGCGAACCATAACAATAACCTTTGGTTCTGGATAATACCAGTTTAGAAAATCGTATGTAACGCTCCAGCCTCTGCTTTTGTCAATAACATATTTCTTATCAGTGATGGCGTTAAAATATGCAAACATACCTTCTTTACAAAGAGCTTTGAATGCTGGTTCAACTACATTAATGTCTTGAGCCTTAAATTCAATATTTGTAGAATAAATATTTCTAGCATTAAGGAAGATTTCAATTAATCCACTAGTTGGTGTTGCATAAAAATCAGGATTTTGCGCCAGCACATTTTGTAAAAGTGTCGAACCTGCCCGAGGTAGTGAACATTGAAAAAATATCTTTTCAACCATACCATATAATATGCCAATTGGTTCGTTTTTAAAGGTATTAATTATGGGCTTGCCGGGATCTGGTAAAACCACATTAGCGGCAGATTTATCTTATCTTTTGAGCCATCATTATAAATGTCATTGGTTAAACGCAGATAAAGTTCGTGAACAATTCAACGATTGGGACTTCAGTGAAGCTGGTCGTGAACGTCAAGGTAAAAGAATGAAAGATTTGGCCGACATGTACGGTCAGTATAATGAAATAGTCATTTGCGACTTTGTATGTCCGTTTCAAAAAACCAGAAATCAATTTGATCCTGATTTTTTAATATTTATGAATACCATTAACGAATCAACATACGAAGATACTAATAAAGTGTTTGAGCCGCCCAAAAAGTTTGATATTGAAGTTCAAAGTAAGAATAGCAGTTATTATTCTAAAATGATATACAACGAATTAGTTCGTAAGTTAAATAAAAAAGTGTAAGATATATATATGGTAGCTTATAGTGTACATGATTTAGCTGATGAAATATTCGCGAATGAATTTGAGTATGATAGCGGCTATGCTCAATTTTATTATATTTCAGGATGGCTTGCTAATAATGTTGGTTTGTTAAATACAAAAATATACAGCCAATATTCAGTACAAAATTCTAATTTTGAACCAACAGGGTTTTTTCAACAAGAAGAAAGAGCAATATATAAGCAAATGTACTTGTATGAGTTTTATACAAAAAAGACTCGCCAAGTTTTGCGCGGAGTAGATAGCTCTGTAGATTTCGTGACTTTGCGTGAAGGCGACACAATGATTACGCGTACAAATAAAAACGAACTTGCAAAAACATATCGCGGATTAGCTAATGACGCTAGAGAAGAAATGGAAAGATTAGTATCTAGTTACAATATTTATCAAGCTGCGCCTGTGCAAGTGGCTGGTGAAGATGGTTCGCCGATATTTACAGGATCTGGATTTTTTTATTATCCATATGGATATGGTCATCCATAAGTAAAAAAAGAACCCCAGTCTTTCGACTGGGGTTTTTTATTGTTATCTATTTTAGATCTTGCCAGTGCCAAGCTTGAAGAAGCCTGATGTAATAGAGTCTAATTCGTTTTGATAACTTCCAGACATAAACAATCCAGCGGTTGTGTCGTTTGCGCCGCCGATTTGAACTGAATATGTTAAATCTACAGTTTGATTATCACCAAGATTTTCAGAATATGTTTCAGAAGATAATAGTGCGCCTCTGATTTCATAAACAATCTTATTTGCTGATGAGCTATTTTTCAATGTAATTGAAAGAGTTTGAGTTCCACTTGTTAAAGCGTCAAAAAGATTTTGATCTTTTAGTTCAGAAACAATTGCGCTAATACTTACATCCATATTAATAGGAACATTAACAACTCTTGCGAAACCAAATGTATTTCCAAGTCTTTGTAGAATTGTTCTGCTCAATGGAAGAGTAAAACTAAATGATTGAATATGAGCGTCTGCTAGATTTGTTAAACCAACGCTGTTTCCAAGAGAAAGAACTATATCACCAGGACGCAATGCGCTTACAGAACTTACTCCAGTGGTGAATCCTGTAAAATCAACACCAGCGGCAGCACCAATTGCTCCAGTGAAATCTCTTGAATAATCAAGTTTATATGCAGAACCAATAGAAGTAAATTTAGTAGCTGGAGTAGCAAAAAGATTAATTGCTGCGCTATTTCCAGTTATTGAGGTTATATTTGCGCCAACCACTGATGTTGCGGGTGCATTTCCGGTTGTTACGGTTGTGACGGTTTCGGCTGAATCAGATTTGATGTTAAAAGCTTCAACAGTTACGCTTGCTGTTGGAATAGCTCCAACAGAAGCTTCAAAACTATATTCGCTAACGAATCCATTACCAATTCCTACTATAGTAGAATTTGGGGTCAATGTTCCGCCAACAACGTCTTCACCTTCATCTACAGTTAAAATGTAATAATTATTACCTTGTAGATCAGTTAGTAATCCAGAAATAGCTTGTGCGCCATTAACGATATTTGTATCAGTAACTCCAGTAATATTAAAGCCCATTAATCTTTCATTATAGCCATCAGTTACATAATAACTGAAATCAAGTCCAACTGTTGGAGCTTCCATAACAATAGAATCGATACGAGCTAGTTTACCGAATTCATTGATATCTTGTCTATTAATTGTAAAATTAAAATTACAATTTTGAATGCGATCCATCTTCTTTAGAAGAGAAATACCGGATGCTAGTGAACCTGTATCAGTTGGAGTAAATGGAGAGGCAGTGAATCCAGTACCTGCGCTATCTACTCCGCTTACTTGTACTCCAGTAGAACTTGGAGCGATAAATAAAGCTTGACTTTGGTATATTACACGATTTCTTGCCATATGTTTTTTATTTGTTTAATTGTTGTTAAATTGTTAATATTTTTTACAGTGATTGGTTGTTTTTGTGAAATTATAATCGAGGGTATCGATAAGTTTTGATTTCAAAGTCTAAAAATCCAATATGAAGAATCGGATTTAATTCTTTAATAACGCTATCGCGAATCTTTGAAGTTTCAACATGGGATATAAAAAGCGTTTGAGAATTGTATGCGTTGTTTAAATTTTTATAATCATATCCTGTAGGATATGCGCCAGTTTTCATTTCATTGAATTCTCCTAATGGATGACCTGTCATTGGTATGATACTAAATATTTCATTATATGAATCGCCAAATACGCTAAGAACTCCGTCTAGCTGATATAAGTTTTCACAAAACGCTACGACTTTAATAATGCATTTTGTTTCGTCTTCACCGCCAAAAGCAAATGCAGTGTTATGAGATGTTTCAATAGAAGCGAATATACAAGGAGTAACAGGATTATATGGAGTAATATAATTTTCAGATACTGTGAATCTGCTATTTGTTACGAATTTGTTTTCAATTATTAAATTATCTTCTGGCTGATCTGTTATATAACTGTTTACTTCTTTGACTGAATAAGTTCCGGTTATGTTCAGGCCCGTTGAAACTCCGCTATTAAAAATAATTCTGCCATTATCAAAATCAATTCTCATACCGCTTGTACCAGTAGATACAAATTGATTATTAATTGTGAAACCAGATGGTATTGTTGCGCCAGTTATATTTTTATCGTATACCCATTGTTTATATGGAGATCCGTAAACAACTTTATCTCCACCAAGTCGAGGATCTTGATAATTATATAGTTTTGTTGTATAAGTTTTATAAGCGTCACCTTTGGTCATTAAGAAATTATCGAACCAAAGAAAAAAACTGTTAATAACATTATGAGTAAATGTCGGTTTCATGCTGTAATTTTATTTAAACTTTTTAAATCTTTAGAGAATTTGTTTATTAAATCAGATATGTATTTTGTATTTTTAAAAACAGTTCCCGGTCTAACTTGATTGGTTGATGATTGAATACCGAATCCAGATCGACTGTTTTTTATTTTTTTTAAATAATATCCAAGACCCGATATTCCGGTTTCTATTCCTCTCGCCCAACTTCTGCCAACTGCCCAAGGCATAGGCGTTATTTCAAATATTTGCACAGCGGTAGGTATATCAAAAATAATTGTACTATCTAAAGCTTTATTATTAAAAACAATTCTATAATTAGACTTCTCTAATAAATCTTCAATAGGTTTTATGGGGTCAGATCCTTCATCAAACCCAATAAAAGAATATAAATTAGTTATACCGGCAAGAGTTCCTGATGTGTTTGTTGCGTCTATGCCTCCTTTTATTTCTTGAGTGATAGGATGATTAAGAAATTCTTGTAAATATTGGTTTTTTATTTTATTGAATTCTTTTTCAACTATTCTATGAACTTCTTTTTGATACTCTTTGTCGGCTTGCAAATCTTGCATTATTTTTCTGTAATCTGGGTCCATATTTTATGCGTCAGGTTTGAGATAAAGAGTATAATATTGATTGTCAAATAAACCATGAGGTCTAAATGAAGAATTCAATACAAATCGTTTTCCATCAAGATCAAAACGGCGGGCATCTTTAATATAATCATAATCTTCTGCTCGCATCTTTATTCTTACAGATCCAACAACGACTTCTAATTTAATTTGAGAAGCTAGTCCTGATTCGTTCCAGTATTTTTTACTAACGTCGTCGTTATAAAATATTCTTACTTTAAATGTCTTATAAACTGGTGTATTTACATATGAAGTGGTTTGACCAGCGGTATTATATAATGGATTAAAGTTAGGGTCGGTAATAATTACAATCTGTGAGGCTTCTTTAAAAACAGTGATTTCGCGAGCAAAAGTCTCATGAACATCATCAATAACCGCATTAAGCGCGATTCTTTCTGAAGCAGATATAAGATTCGTAGCCATATATACCTTTACACTGGTTGAAAAACTATAGAATATATATTAATATAAATAAATTATGTCAAAGTCACTGTATAGTTTCAACATTTTTAAAACAGCCGAAGTCGAAGAGGATAAGACTGAAACGGTTACAAACGAACAAGGCGAACAGGTCGTTCGCACTTATAAGGAAAAAGTTAAGAAACAAATTCCAATAGAAATTCACATTCTTCAGCCAAATAGAAAACAAATGCAAGAAGCTGACATGGAATTCAGTATTGAAATGAGCCGATGCATCCGAAATGGAATTTTAACAAAGGCGATGTTGCTAAATAAGTATAGTGATACTGGTGGTTTGATCAGCGACAATGACGCGAAGATAATGGTTTCTGCCGCTGGAGAAATTGGAGATCTACAAAGTAGACTAACTATTCTTAATCTAAAACCAGAATCGGAACGCGATGAAGATTACAAGCTAAAGATTGAAAAAGTAACTTCTGAAATTCTTCAACGTCGTAAGACTCTTATTGAAAAAGAAACGAGTTATATGACTTTGTTTAATCATACTGCCGACATTAAAGCTCAAAATAGAGCTATTCTTTGGTATGTACTAAGTCTAACTCAATTCAAGGATAATAGTAAAAAGAGTCCTGAATATGAATGGCTATTTCCCGGCAAGACATTTGAAATTAAAGAATCTGTCATGTTTGATTACGAAGAGAATAAGAATGAAATTTATGAAAAATGCTATAGTAAACTAGCTAGTGTTATTAGTTACTGGTTCTTTACCAGCAATACAGAAAAAGAAGAATTCGATAGAATCATTGGAGAAATAGATGGAACAGTCCCAACAGAGTAAATACAAAAAAGCTTTTAGGGATATAAAAAATGGATTCTCTGAGATTAAAGTTTTAGAGAATCTTTTTTATTTAAAGCATTTGTCTTTGGAAGATCAAGTCGATATTGATCAAATTTATGATGTCTATTTTGATCAAGCTAAAAAACGCGGCGTTCCTACGAATAATGAAACTTTAGAACGGTTGGTTGACGAAAAACAATGGTCAAATAAACAAGAATCTTTAATAACACAAGAACAAAATTTAATAGAAAACTTCAATAAACAAAAGAAAGCGTTATATCTAAAATCAGAAATAACAAGAGTTAATAATGATATTGAATCGGCGCAAAAACGTTTAAACGATTTAAAAAATACAAGAGCAGCATTCTTTCAAAGAACCGCCGAAAGTTATGCCGAAGAAAGAGTTAATGATTATTATATATTGAAATGTTTGTATAAAGATAAAAAGTTAAGTCAAGAAGCTTTCGAAGAAGATGAGTTTGATAATATCGATTCTGAAACTCTTACTTGTATTATAAAACAATACTCAGAGGTATACAAAAACATAAATGACAACACAATTCAACATCTAATTTTACAAGATTTTTTCAATTTGTATATGCCTTTTGCCGAAAATCCTACTGAATTCTTTGGTAAATGTGTGTGCGAGCTTACTTATAATCAAGTAAAATTACTTATTTATGCTCGATTTTTTAAGAATGTTTTTCAGCAAAATGATAAAATGCCTCAAGATATTAAAGATGATCCTGATAAAATTATCGATTATGTCAATGCTAATGAAAACGCTAAAAAGACAATTGAAAACAGAAATAATAAAGAAAACCAAGCGACTTCAATAGTTGGCGCAACATCAGAAGATCTTGAATATATAGGATTAAAGGCTAAAGGTCAAAAGACTTTATCTTTAGCAGACGAAGCCAAAAAGAAAGGCGGCTCATTGAGTATGGACGATATGATGAAAATATTCGGTTAATAGTAATTTTAACGTGTAAATAAAGCATATGGCCGTTCAAATCAATGTCGCCGCCAATCAAGCAGCATTAACAGCTTCTATTCAAGCTGGTGTTCAAGCGTACAATCAAAAATTCGCTCAGAACAATCAGGTTAATTTAAGCGTTAATCAACGAGCTTTCTCTCAGCCGCTCGGAAGAATGACTGGTGATGTTAAGGATTTTGAGGCGGCTCTTGCCGCTTCTAATGCTCGCGTTATCGCCTTCGGAGCTTCAACCGCTGTTCTTGGTGGTGTTATTCGTAGTTTTAAAGAACTAGCTAATGTTACTATTGATGTCGAAAAGAATCTTGCTGATATTAATCGTGTATTCGGATTAACTACTGGTCAATTACAAAAATTTAGTACAGATTTATTTAGCGTTGGTAAACAAACGGCTTCTACATTTGATGACGCGTCTAAAGCTGCTCTTGAATTCTCTCGTCAAGGTTTAAAAGCTGAAGAAGTTTTAATAAGAACAAAAGACGCATTAACTTTAGCAAGAGTCGCTGGAATTAGCACTGCAAATTCTGTTGACGCTTTAACTTCTACTATAAACGGTTTTTCTGCAACTGGAATAACAACAACTCAAATATTAAATAAACTTGTAGCTGTCGAACAGGATTTCGCAGTTGGCGCAGGAGACTTGGCTGAAGCATTGTCTCGTACAGGTCAAGCGGCGCAAGAAGCAGGAGTTAGTTTTGATCAGTTAAACGCATTAGTTACATCCGCTCAACAAAGTACAGCAAGAGGCGGCGCGGTTATTGGTAACGCATTAAAAACAATTTTTACTCGCTTACAACGTACTGATACTCTTGACCAATTAGAAGCTTTCAATATAGCTGTAAGAGATGTACAAGGAAATACTTTACCAGCAGTCTCTATTCTACAAAATTTCGCAGGTGCTTATAAAAACTTAGGAGACGCTCAAAGAGCGCAGTTATCTGAACAAGTCGCTGGTGTTTATCAAGTTAACATTCTTAAAGCTATTGTTGGTGATTTAAATAAATCTCAAGGCGTGTATGCTGGAGCTTTACAAAGAGGCGCATCAGCAACAAATGAAGCTGAAATCGCTACCGCCAAACTAAATCAAACTCTTGACGCTTTATTAAAGCAAACTGCCACTTCTACACAACAACTAGCAAATAATATTGGTAAAGTAACATTTGAACCATTGGCTAGATATGGTACAGAACAATTGAAATCACTTGTCGAAAGCATGAACGAAATTCTTGAAGGAGAAGGAGTTGGTTCTACTTTCGCTAATGGTTTATTAAAAGGTATTCGTAATATAATAGCTGGTCCCGGCGCTATCGCTGCTTTCTTTACGCTTTTTAAGTTAATACAAAACTCTTTCACTTATCTTGCTCAAGCTTTGCCTCAGATCGCTGGTATCACGACAGAAACTCAAAATAGAAAAAATATTGAACAATCTATTTTGCAAATCATGCAGCAACAAGGGCCGGTATCGCAAGCTCTTGCTGGCTCTATGGGCAATCAAGCTGCACAAGCTCAGTTGCTGCTTCAATTAGCCAGACAACAGACAGCAGAATATCAAATACAATCAACTCTTGCAAAACAATTAGCCACTCAATTAGCCGGTCAAGGTGTGCGAGTAAAAGGATCTGGTGGTTTGCAGGTCACTCGCGCAGGAGGTTATATTCCTGCTGCAACAAGAATGGCTGAAACAGTTGGCGCACAAGCTGGTGGTTATGCTCCCGGTAAAGTAGTGAAATCTCCTGTTGGTGGAGTAATGAATACTGCGGAAGATGTTAAATACGTCCCCGGTTTTGCTCAACCTTTTATTAATCCTCCTGCTGGATCAAAAGCTGGCCGCGCACATAGACAAAACGCTATAAGTAGAACGGGTGTTGATCCGTATATGAATAGTGGATTTGTGCCTAATTTTGCTTCAAATTATTTAGCAAAGATGGATGCTGGAAAAGTTTTTGATAATACAATAGCGATTGCTATTGGCTTAAAACAAGCGTACTTAGAAGACAACGATATATTAGATTATAATCCGTTTGAGTTTAAAGATCCACAAGTAAAGGAAAAACTAGGCTTAAATAATAAGACTTTTTGGGGAGACGCTAAATTATCAGAAAAGCCTATTAATTTAGACAGCTATATTTCTAAAATAATAAGGTCTAATAACGCTACTATTAAGAGTACTAGATCAGGCAATTGGTATGTCAAGCCTACAGTAGAAGGCGGGTCTGTGATTTTACCTCAAACAGCAGGTGGGCTTGATAAGAACGTTGTACACAAAACAAATAAAAGAAATTTAATTGCAAAAAATAAATCGATTGCGGGACGACTTAGTGGCATAAGCGATAAAGACATAATATCTTCAAATCTTTTCTTAGATCGCACTAAAGTTCCTCTTGAAAAGACGTATGTAGCTAAAGGTTCAAATAAAAAAGAAACTGCTGAAAAATTAGCTTTGGACTATAAGTCTGGAGGTTTTATTCCTAATTTTGCTCCTCCTACAAGTGCAATAAGAATTCCTTGGTTTAAGAAATTTGGTAATGCTGCTTTTGATAAAATCCAACCTACTTTAGGAATATCTAAAGCTAGTGATGTAGATACATTTAGACAAATTGGTTTTAGAAGCACTGCTAAAGGTGCAGATGAAAATGGTGATCCTAATATTTTCGGTCCATTATATGAAACTTTTAGTAGAAAAGCATTACAATTAATAAATAAATCCAATATATTTGGTGAATTTGTTAGAGGCAGTGTATTGCAACCTAGAGCAAAATCTAGTCAAACTGCATTTGATGACGCTCTTTTACAAGATGATGGAATTATCGGTCTTGATTTTAAAGGTTTTCCGAAAAAAAATTTATCAGGTGGCTCGGTTGCTAAACACATGAATGATAAATTAAAGAGAGTTGCTCAAACTGATCCTGAACAAGCGGCTAAAATAAAAGAAGGTGTCATGGTTTTCAATGAAACTGGCCATGAAAATCAATTGCCATCTGAGTTTGGTAAAAACTTTCTTGAATTAGCTGCAACAAGTTATTCTCAAATATTGAAGAATAGCCCTGATCTTGTAAAAGCATTGTCCGCAGAAACAAATAGTTTATTAAATAATTATGTAAAAGATCCTGAGTTCTTGGCAATGAATGCTGCAAAAGGTTTTATTCCCAACTTTGCGTATAAACAAGCAGTAATGGGCTTAGAAGAAAGCATGAGCGGAGAAAAAGCCGTATTCGATACTAAGCCTTTCCCACACATTAGAAACAAGAGTCAGCCAACATTCAGTTCCGCAATATCTGATCATGGTGGTTTAAGTAATGCGTTGAGTGATTCAATGAGAGGACAGAAGAATGCTGGATTGATGAGTAAAGGATATATTCCTAACTTTGCTGATTTTAGTTCTTCTGGAACAGCAATTAGAGAGAGATCTGGAAGAGTAACAAGTAGAAATTCAATTGATACTGCTATTAATAATTATATAAAAAGTATAGATTTATTAAAAACCAATAACGTTCAAATAAACTCAGCAGTACAAAAAATATTAAAAAGTTATAATTTACAGGCAGCATCTTTTAATGAGTTGTTAAAACAAGTTAAAGCTCATGCTGATGCAGAAAGAAACGCCGCTAATCAAACTACTGCAAATACATCTACTTCTAAATCTTTATCTGAAAAGTTTTTTGGCGCAAAAGGAGCAAAAGCAGATAAATTTGCAAGTTCAAAATTAGGTGGAATTGCTGGTGTAGTGGGTGGAGCTTTAATTGGTGGTCAGTTAGAAAATCTTATTCAAGGAGGCAGAGATAGATCTCAGTTAAGTACTGCTGAAAAATTTGCATCGAGCGCATCTAGTGGAGTTTTAACTGCTACAACAACTGGTGCTGAAATTGGATCGATGATTCCAGGGTTAGGAACTGCTGCTGGAGCAGCAATTGGAGCTTTAATTGGTTTAGGCAAAGCCGCTTATGACTCTCAAGATTCGTTAGAAGACTTGCAGAAGTCTTCAGAATTTTATAAAGCACAAGTTGATAATATTATTAGTTCAAGTGGTTCCTACATCCAGCAATTAAAAGAAATTAGTTCTATATCAGATCCATCTTTATTAAATCAAGCTTCTTTTAAACTATCAGAAACTTTTCAAAATTTATCAAAAGAGTCTCCTGAATTAGGAAGAAAATTTATGGAAGCAGGTGGTGATATAGATAAGATGGGTAAAGCTATTGAAGATTTTACTAGTACTGCAAATATGGTAAAATCAATAAATAATTTAAAAACTTCTTATAAAGAAAGTGGTGATAAATTATCTTTTACAATACCAGTCCGATCAAATCAATTAGCAAAAAAAGGATATAATATTCAGCAAGGCTCTGGTGATATAAAAGAAACAGAAGCAAGTTTGCAGACATCTTTCGTGCAATTTCAAGGTTTTTTTGATTTACTCAAAAAGGGCGGATTAACTGCCGAAAATTCTTCTGCATTTATGGAAGAGTTTCAAAAAGAAATGCAAGGTTATACATCCGAATCTGATTTAGCGGCGATAGCTAAAAAATATAATATATCAGAAACGATTGCTAAAGAGTTAGCGGATTTATCTGATAATGTAATAGATGAAATGGGAGTCGAAGGAGATTTTTTTGTAGCTAATAGCGGGGTTTTAGTGAAGAGGTTTTTTGACGCTACAAATGATAAATATAAAAGCGCCGCTCAACAGCTTGAAAAACAACAATTTAATGCGCGACCAATCATAAAAAGAATAGAAGACTCTATTTCTAATTATGTATTTAACATCGCTTCTCAACTTCAAAACATGGAATTTGAATCAAGTAGGTTTAAGATATTGGAAAATGCCGCTAATAATTATTTAGATTCTATTTCAACTCCTTTAGAAAAAGCTTCAAGAGAAATATCTTCTAGAAATAGAGAAACTCAAACTAAAACAGAAGCATCTAGAATGAAATTCACCTCTGATTTTGAACAAAATATTGGTTCAAAATTACCTAAAACATTAGGTGGATCTGATGCTGGTACGCTTGGAAAACTTGAAAAATTAATTGAAAGTTTTAAAACTTCATCTCCAGAACAACAATTAAGCCAAATAAATGAATTAATTAAAAATACAAATTCTGTAGAAGCTACAAGCGCAGCGGGATATAAAAATGTCGATCCAAACGAGGTAAAATCATTAAACGCTGAATTAAAAAAAGAGCGAGATTCTTTGATGTTATTAATTCAAACTAAAAAAGAAAATCTTTCTTTAAGCGCTCTTGAGAACGATGTTGCTAAAAGAAAAGCAGAAAGTACAGAAAGATTATTAATCTTACAAAATAAATTAATAGAAAGCGATACAAAACGAGCAATTTCTATTGCTGGTCAAAAAGCAAACATTGATATAAGAGAGAATGATTTACAAAATACTAGAAAAACGCCTGGTTTTGGATTTGGAGTATCTGAAGGCCGAATAAATAGAGAAACTATAATGCAAAATAGAGGATTGATGATGGAAAGACAGTCTTTAACAAGGGCGGATACTTTAGGAAACGTAAAATCGCAACTTAAAAGTACACTTTTTCCTATATTAACCCCAATAAAAACTGCATTTCAAGAAATTGAAAAAGTATCTATATCAGAACAACCTAATTTATATAAAAATTTAGGTGTTGATAAAGTAAATATATCTGATATGACAGATTTATTTAATTTAGATGATATGCTTGATAAAATAAATGATCCAGCTTCATTAGAGAGTTTTAGAAAAAATTTAGAATATATCTTTTCAAATATCGATCAAACTTCAGTTTTATATAAACCTTTGCAAGAACAAATGGGGATTATATCTCAAACATTAATTGGTCTTGATAAAGAATCTAAAATTTTTGAATCAAATTCTCAAGCTGATATCAAAATTGCTGACGTAAACGATAGAATAAATAATGCATATATATATCGCCTTAATACTTTATTGCAAATTGAAAAAGCTCAAAGAGGAATTTTAAATACAATTGAAATTGAAGAGCAAAGATTAGAGGCTGCAAAATCTAGACCAGCAAATTTCTTTGGATTAGGAGTCACAGGAAAAGCTGAAAAACAAATAGGCTTTGATGAACAAAATTTAGCATTAAGACAGCGCCGTCAAAATGCACAAGCAACTCAAAACGTTCAACAACAGTTGAGTCAATTTGAAACCTATAGAAGTAAAATAAAAGCAGAAAGTATAAATCCTTTGCTTCAAGAAGGATCTTATGGACCTTTAAATAAAGAACAAACAGATAGAGCGGAAAAAGCTAGAACAGCTATAGCAAATCTTGATACAAGCAAGGTAACTAATGTTGATCAAGCTAAAGCTTTTGTTTCAGAATTATCGAATATTAGAAATCAATATGGTTTGCAAGGTGAAGCCGCCAAAACATTAGCAGATACAGAAAAAGAAATTAATAGCATATTAAATTCTAATGTTGATGAATTAGATAAAATGCGTTCAATACAAGACATTTTGAATAGTAAAGTTAGACAAGAAGCTAAAGATAGACAATCGATAAGGATGGGATTCAAAGAAGGTTTCGATCAAATACAAGAAGATGCTGATACTGGATTAAATAGATTGGCAAAAGATACGCCTATGCTTTTTAGAGATGGAATGGTAAATGCTATAAAAGCGGCAGTAAAAGAAACTGATAATCTTGGTGATGCTCTTTTAGGTGTTGCTGCTAATTTCTTAGATACTATTAGTAATAGATTAATGGAGGTTGGTGTTTCAAAATTGATAAGTGGATCAGGAATTGAAAGTCTATTTACGGCTCAAAAAGGAGGTGTTGTACGCGCACAATCTGGCATGTATGTTTCTGGAACTGGTTCTGGAGATAAATATCCAGCCATGCTTGAGAATGGTGAATATGTATTAAATAGAAGAGCGGTAATGGCAATGGGTGGTCCTGCCGCTCTTGATACTTTGAATTTCTCTGCTGCGCCTCGTTTCGCTAGTGGTGGAGCGTTCAATGCGGAATTGAGTGATATAAAGTCAATGGAAGATGGTATGACTACTTTTGGTCTTGAAAATAGTTCATTATACAAAGAATTACGTGACGCTGAAATACAAAAGGCTGAACAAGCCAGACAAAAGAAACGCGCAAGACAAGCTCAAACAGCCCAAATGGTTGGATCTATTGTAGCTTCTATAGCAACAATTGGAATAGGCGCTGGAATATCTAATAAAATGGGAAATATCCAAGCCGGTAAAGCTCAAACTTTATCCGCCAAACTAAATGCAACTGGAGGCGCTGGAATGACAAATTCAGAGCTTGGGTCTTTAGCTAAATTTCAAAAATCTGGATTATTAGGAAATAATTTTGAGTATAAAGGTCCAACTAATATACAATCAGGATTTAATTCATTTTTATCAGGACCATCATTTGGGCCAAATAGAGCTTTAGTTACAAAACCTATGGGTCGTCAGACTGGTGGTTCAATAGGTTCTCGTTTATCAGATACAATTCCTGGTTATATGGAAGGTGGATTATATAATAGCCCAATGGTTAAACAGTATGATGTAGGAATGCAAGGCGGGGGAACATCTGCTGTAGCTAATAATTCTAATACTGTTAATAATAGTAATGCTAGTAATTCATTTAATTTTAATACTTCAGTTAATAGAGACGGTGCTATACAAATGGGAGCAGATAGTTCAACATATAAACAGCAAGATGTTGAATTATCAAATAATCTTAATACTAAAATATATGGAGCAGTTCTTGATGTTATTCGTGAACAACAAAGATTTGGCGGTTCATTAGCTGGTACAAGAAAAGCATAAAATGAAAAATACAATACTTAATTATGAAAATGTTTTTTATCTTGACGGCCAAGCTATTTCAGGGGTTATATCAGTTGATGGTTCGTATTCAATTAATTATGCGCCAATTAACACAATAGGAATTGGGTATAATAAACAAGTAATTGCGGATGTACCTACGGCTGAATTTAATGTTAATAAATATTTAGTATATAATGAGCCGTTTTTAAATTTTACAGGTCAAAAAAATAATTTAATAGCTCCTAGTTTTGCTGGAAGCATAAATTATAATAATAGATCAATAGGATTTCAAAGTGGATATTTAAGTTCTTTTGGCTTGTCTTGTTCGGTGGGTGATATTCCACAGACTTCGATGAGTATTCAAGTTTTTGGAGATATAGGATCTGGATACTCAGCATCAGGCACTAGACAAGCAAGATACGTTACTGTTCCGCAGGTAAAAGACATAAGTATAACATGTAGCGGCTCTTCATCTAATAGAATAACTAATTTCGATTATTCTATAAATTCTCCTAAAAAACCAATTTATACATTGCAAACATCAAATAATTATATTCCATATGAGGTATTGTGTGATTTTCCTATAGAAATAAGCGTAAGTTTTAATATTGAAATTGATGATTTTCAATCCAGAAAATTATACGAGCAATTAAATAATGATATTGATTCTTCGTTTAGTTTGTTAATTGTTGGCGCTGTTCTGCAAGATCAAAATTTATTGGCAGATTCAAATCAAGATTTAGATGTTGGAATAGATGATTTAATTGTGGCTAGGACATCTGTTGGGGTTTCTTTGTTTAATCAATCTTTTAATAATGTTAAATTAGTGTCTCAAGAATTTAATTCGAATGCGGATGAGATTTTAAGTGTAAAACTTAATTACAAAGGATATTTAAATTAAAATATGTCAATAACACTTTCAAGCTTATCGGCAAAATTAGGAAGCGCTGTTGTAGATACAGATATCTTTTTAGTTTCAGATTCTACGTCCGCCAATAATAATAAAATAGAAAGATCTGAATTAGCCAAGTCTTTTAATTATCTAACAGCACAAAACGCTAGTGGTATTTCTTTATTTGAAAGTGCGGGTCTTGTTGGTTTAACAGTAAGTGGTAGTAATGGATTTGTTGGTGTAAATGATAAAACTCCTTATGTATCATTAGATGTTGCTGATAATACAAGCGCAACGAATGGATCAGGTCAAATTAGAATTAGTACGTCTAGCGCAGCTAGAAAAATTGGAATTTCTATAACAGATCCAAACCTGTATTATCAAATAGCAAAACAACCTAATGATACAAAATTATATTTAGAATCATCAATAAATAATGGCAGCACTTTTACTAATTTAATGGTTGTTGATCAAAGTGGAAATTTTGCGTTTCATGGAACTACTGGAGCTTTAACAAGAAAATTTTTAGTAAGTGGCGAGTTTTCTGAATTTCAAAATTCTGGGAATTCAATTATATTAGATCCGTATAATGGTGAAATAAAAACTAACGCTACTGATGAAGTATTTTCAATAAATTATAATAATTTAGCTGATATTAGATTAGGATATAATGCTATATATATTGATAATGATTTATTATTACCAAAAGTTGGAATTAATACTACAACTCCTTATGCGCCATTAAACGTAAGCGGATCTGGAATAGTAACTAGATTAGATGGTAATACAAATAATACAACTTTAGCTTTAGGAAATACAGTTGATTCTGGATATTTTGGGGTAATAAATAATAAAACTTACCTTGGTCCATCTTATGACGATTCGGTTTCAAATTTAGTTTATAGTCACGCTGGAGAAGGTTTATTGGGGCTTGGAATAAGCGCTCCACAATATAAATTAGACGTTAATACAATATCTTCTGAAACAGTAGCTCACTTCGCCAACACTGGAACGGTTAAAACATGTGAAATAATTATAGCTGCTAATAAAGCTATAGGTGGTGCAGATACTGGTCCAAGAAATTCATTTGCAACTTTTTCTAGATATGATAGTGCAGTAGATACAGATAAATGGTCTATAGGCAATATATATAATGATACAACATTCGGTGGATCAGATGATTTTGTTTTTATAAAAGGAGGTTATTTTGGAACAAGCCCAAATGTTGTCGCAAAATTATCTACAGTTGGTGATTTTGATATTGATGGGAGATTTACAACAAACTCTTCTTACTGTAAAGGTCATTTTATTGAAGTGCATAATTCAAGTTTAACTGGCACATCAAATATATATATAGATCCTTTCGGTGTTAATGGTTCTTCTACGGTTAGTAGTGGTAACTTTAATAATGATGCTCCATTTGGAGTGTCAATGTATAATGGTAAATTAGAAAGAGTAAAATTATTAACATCAGACACGATTGCCACTAATGTTGTTTTTCAATTTTACGCAATAACTCCAGCAGTTACGGCTACAAACGGTTATAACAATATAAATACAACTGGAGATTATGCTAATGTCAAATGTAGTGGAACAGTAACATTAAATACTAATCAAATAGCTGAAATAGTATTCACTACGTTTGGAAGTTTTACTTCTGGTCAGTTGCTTCAATTTAGATTATTTAAGTCGGATTTTACAACATTAAATATTCCAGTAAAAGTAACAAGCTCTTTAAAATACATTATTATTTAATGAGTAAATTCATAAAATATGAAAATTTAGATTTTAGAATAAATAGCGAAATTTTTTATTCTACATCTGTTAAAATTTCTTTAAGATCTAATATTCAACCAGTTTTATTAGCTGATGGAAGTTTATTGAGATACGCTCCTCAAGAGACTGTGGTTGGATCGTTATCTACAGAATTTTATCTTACTGGATCGTTACCAAATTATCTTAATATAGTAAACTCTTCAGAGTCAAGTATAAATTGTAGTTTTGGTGGCGTTTCTGTTGAAAATTGTTATGTTAAAAGTATAAGTTTTACAGCATCGCAATTTTCTCCTATTTTATTAAGTATTGATTTTGATTGGTATGGAAAAATAAACTCTACAAATAGTACATATAATTTAAAGAATAATGATATAGGTGGGCCAAGTGGGCCAACTGGTCCAGCCGTGCAAAAATTAACACAGATTTCTCATTCAAATAATTCTTATATATCTGATTTATCTAATGTTTTTGGATTTTCTGAGATTTTTAGTTATTCATATAATGAAAGTTGTGATAGAGTTCCATTTTATAAAAATGGTGAAATAACGCCATTTAGAGTAGCAAAAATAAATAAAGCAAAAGCGGTATCAGTTGATGGTAATTATTTTAAAAAATCTAATGTTTTAGATATTGAGGGTATAGAATCTATTTGCGATATATATTTAAAAGATTATAATAATAATTTATTAAATACTTTTAGTATATCTGGTAGATTGGATTCAAGATCTTTGAATATAGATTCAAATGGAATATTACAAAGCACTATGGCAATTAGCCAAAGGGTTGCTCCACTTAGGAATTCATTATGAGTAAATTTTTAGACACGCAGTTTTCAGTTTCTGGAATAGCTAATTTTGATATTGGCGATTCTTATGTGCAATATAATTTAGTTGACTTTGAATATTTTACTGGCAATTTAAAAGATCCAACTAATTTGTCTGGTCTTTACGCATGGTTCAATCTCGATGATTTAAATAATCTAGAATTTGATGCATCAGGACGTATTTATAAATGGTATAATAACGCTGTAGGTCATGAAATAGGTCAAGATTTAAATAATACCACTTCAAGTCAAAATCGTCCTTTTTATAATCAAAATAAAAATTGTGTTAGTTTTGAAGCTGATTTTTCAAATTTTACTCTTAATAGTTTATTTACCACTGGCGACGGTTTTGTTGGTTTTTTGACTGGGGATCGTTGTTGGTTTATTGTTTATGAGTTTGATGATTTAAGAAGAGGTGATTACGGCTTTACAATAAAACCAAACATAGCAAGTATAATTGATACAGATTTATACGCCGCTTCAAGATATCCAACAGATTGCGCAAGCAGCGGTTTTTTAGGGATCTCCGGTAATACTGATATATATAAATGGAATTTAAATACTTCTGTTGGTTCTCAACAATTTGTCATTAATGCAACAGGAAGTGCAGAGAATAATCCATTAAATGTAAATTCAGCTTTTTCTGCTTCTAAGGTATTGAGCAATAAGAACATTATTTCTATTATAAAAAATGATACGACAAATAATTTAAGATTAAGAAACAATGGATATGAATTATTAAATATAAACAGCACAAATCATTTCAATTCTGGATGCAGTGGTTTAATGATAGGCGCGGCAAATAATAATCATCCTTCTCAAAATAATGTATTTAATTATGATGGTTCAGATATTTCTTATTATGAAATATTGGGTTTTGCTAAAACACCAACTGATGATGATATATTGGCGGTAGAAAAATATCTTTTTGAAAAACATTTTACAAATGATGATGGCTTATATATTTGTAAATCTAATTTTACTGTTTCTGATTATCGTTATTCTCCAATAAATATAACTGGATCTCAATATCTAACAAAAGAAATCGATTCTGTTTTTAATAAAACATATGGATGTTCGGCCAGTTTTTCTACAAAAGCCGAAAGAATGAACTATGGAGATAATTATTTTACAAATGTAATACCTAATATAAATAATTTAAATTCACAATTTAATTTAAATTATGATGGTCTTACTGATATTCAAGCTAAATGTCTAATAGGATTTTTTCAAAACACTTTCGAATATACTCCTAAAAATATTCTTGATTCTTATGAAAATGTTAAAATAGATTTATTCTTTCCATATAAAAACAACTCAAAAATTTATTTTTCTGATTTGCAATATAATTCGGTAGAAGCTAATTTAAATAAGATTTCAATCAAATGCGAATCAGCTTATGATTCTAGTTTAGACTATAGAGGGTTTCAGGTTACTGGAAAAGATGTAACTTCTTTTTTTAACGAAACTAAATCTTATTTTAAGAATGACGTAGTCTATTATAATACAAATGCAGAAAGTCAAAAAGGTTATTATTGGTATACTGGAATAGATAATACTATTCCCGCACATACGCAAAGACCTTCTGGAGCAAATTCATTATTTACAAGATCTTTTTATTTTCAACCAGAATTAGATTTTGAAATTCCAATTTCTCCAAAATTTACAAAAACAGAATTCAATAATTCTGCCGCTGCTTATGAGAACTATGGAATTAATAAAACTAATTTAGAATTTACATATAATTTATCAAATAGATCTGATAAAGAAACTGAAGCTATTTTAAAATTTTTAGATTCGAATGCTGGTTTTAAAATTTTTGAAATGACATTGCCAGCCCCTTATAATAAATTAATAAATGTTTATTGTCCAGAATGGAATCATTCATATAAATTTAAAAATAATCATGATCTTTCAGTCAAATTTATAGAATTTAAAGGTTTAACAGAGTCGGACATATATTTTAATACGTTAATAAAATTATGACATATGTAAATACAACAGGAAAACATATTGGTGAATGCTTGACGGGTTTTGGATCTAGTTATCCAGTAGTAATTTATAATAGTGGAAATTCTGATGTAGAGTACGCTATTGATGTCAAAAATAATACAAATGTCTTTTCTACATCTAATTCTGAATTAATAATTAATAACGGTTCGACTGGAGTCTTTTATATATTTTATAAACCAACAATCACTGCTTCTGCGGCTGATGAAACAGCGGATTTTACAATCTTTAGTCAATCTGTTGAAGATGGAGCTATTGATCCAAGCGGTTTAATAACAATAAATGCAACTGGATCAAGAATAATAACCAATACAGCAGGAGCAGTGCGTAAATTTGTAGCTTTAAAAAATTACGATGTAAATAATGGAATTAATTATGATTTTAGCTGGTTACCTCCAACTGGTACTGGATCTTTGAAAAATTATTATTTTACAGGATATCAATTAGATATTGCAACAGGTACTGATTTTGTAACAAATACCGTTTTTACGACTGGAATAATTAGCGCTCAAAACACGACAAACAATCCTAAATTTGCGTCTTTTTATGGATATCCAGAATTAGAAAATACAGTAAATGTTTCTAAAAAAGATTTTCCAACTTTAATTTTAGACACTGGTTATTATGCAAGAATTTATACATATAGCACTAACAATACTGGAATAAGTATTTATGCTACAGGTATAGATTCGGTTAGTGAACAGTTGTCTGAAGAAGTTATTAATGGAAATTCTGGAGTTAAACCAAACATTGAATTCAAGAAAAAAGCATTAAACGTTTATATAGAAAATGGTAATTACATAAATTACGATTTATCACAAAAAATATTAAAAACAAATCAAACAATTTCTGATTTTACATTTTATTCCGGTATAAATGTTTATTTTCCAGGAAATTCAACGTTCTCTTCTAAAGATGAAAATAGTTATGCTGTCGATTTAAATAATGTAGTATTACAAAACTTCACGGGAGATGCAAATGGTACTTTTATTAATTTTTACATACCTTACAATTGCAATATAATTGGAAACTTTGGAAAAGGTGGAGATATTATTACTTCTGATGTGTGGATGAATACTGATAAAAAAGGGTTTCTACAAAGCGTGTTAGACAAAACAACAGCAGAATACAATAAAACAAACCCAACATTATCAGATTCAAAATCTGGTGGAAATGTATTAAAATTAGACGCTAAAACAGATAAGGATATAAAAGATTTTATTTATAATATTTATACGGAAAAAAATAGTTTCATAGCTGCTGGTGGAGGTGGTAATAAAGCTGGCATAGCTGAAATTGCAGGAGTTGGTGAGGCTTATGGTTTAAGTTCTGATAATTTAATAAAAGGGACTCTTTATCAATTAAATGGAGCTTTTAATAAATATGGAATAAATACTAAATATGATCTATTTAGAGGACAAGCCACTCATGTTAGAAATGGAGACGCAATTACTACATCGTCTACTATTGTTGCTTCTTTTTTCTCAAATAAATCAGAATATGGAGAAGACGGTTCTAATACTTTTTATTTTAAATATTTAGATCAGATTTCTACTTTTAGTTTTAGTAGAGATAAGTATTATCAACCTGAAATATACACTGACGTAAATAGTTTTCCTATAGATGGTAATCCAAGAGGTTTAAGTTTTGTAAGTATGCCTGGCGCAGTTTCTCAAGCTGGAAATTTAATTAAAAAATACTCTAATTCGTCGTTAAGGTATTCTTTATACAACACTGATATACCTACTGATTATATTTTTAGATTAGAAAATTCTTTATTGACAAGCTCGTCATCTTGGGTAGCACAAAACAATAACGCTTCAACAATTTTTACTTTAAATACGTTAAGCGGAGGAGTTTCATATAATTCTAATTTTAATTCAACAGGATACAGAGCTTTAACTATTACAAACGGTTCTCTTTCTGGGCTTATTTCTGGCTCATCAACTTGTAAGAATTTTGATTTGTATCTAGTTGGTTGTTTTGGGGGAACAATGACTCCACCAAAAACCTTCAACTTGATAAATTGGTATGCAGACGCAACCAAGATAAGCCAAAAACACGTAAATTTCAAACAATTCACTGATACAAATGTTTCTATTAATAATTTTGCAGAGTCTAATACTTTTAATTTTTTCACTTCTTTATTGTACAATTTTAAAATTAATAATGAAGCGACAAAAGATTTCTTTTTATTCAATAAAGGGGCTGCAAATTCATATTATCAATTGTCTAAATGTTTGAATACTAGTTCTTTCACGATATATCCATTCATTTTAAATATAAAAAGAACTGGATCGGTTTATACAATATACGTAAACGGGCAATTGCATACTTTTTATGATTTAAATTTTAGTACAGAATCATCAGCAAGAAATATAAATAACTTTATTTCAGAAATATTATCTACAACATTTAGATTAGAAAATAACGACACTGCAATGTCTACTAGTTTTTTTGATATTTTATGTTACAATAGAGTTCTATTTAATGATGAAAATAGAAAAGTTAATAATCATTTATTGCAAAGTTATATGAAATTATTTACAGGAATAGCTTCGAATTCTTATTTAAATATTACTGATAGAGTTAGGTTTCCAAATATTTTTAATTTAGCTGGTAAAATATCATCATTATAATGAACACTTTATTTAAACTTAATAATTATGTAATATTAGATTTATTTGAAATAGAATTGGAATCTAACGAAGGGTATTTAAGATTTCATGGGTCTAAGAATTTTAACAAAAATTTATTTTTCCAAAATAAAGAATATATTTTTATACCTTGTGAGTTTTCTTCTTATGAAACCTCCTCGGACGGTAGGCAAAGTAGACCTAAATTGCAAATCGGTAATATAAATAATTATTTTTCTAAAGTGTTGCAAGACAGAAACGATCTTATAGGTAAAAATTTTAATAGAAAAAAAATATTAGCTAAAGATTTAGACGTTAGTAATTTTGAAAATAACATTAATCCATATGGAATATCTAGTTTTAATACTTATATAGCGTTTGATAGGTTTGTGGTAAACGCAAAGATTGCAGAAAATTTAAATTTAGTAGAGTTGGAATTAACAACAAAAGTCGATGTTGAATCATTATCTATTCCTGCAAGAAAAATTACTAATGATACGTGTTCGTGGAATTATAGATGTTATGGATGTAATTATGGAAACAATAGAGATTATTCAGGGCCTAAATTACCAGTAACAATAGCGGGTGGTTTCAACGGTTATTTAGGAGCGCCAGTTGCTGATGAAAATGATAAAGTTTTTGTTAAAAAAGCGAATAGCACTAATTCAGGAGATTTATATGATTTACCTTATAATGGCAGTTATAATTTAACGAGCTTAACATATAAAAATGAATGGTTGGCTACCACTTCTTATGTGGTTGGAGATTTTATTTATGTAGATGCTGTTTCTAACGCTAATTTAGAAAACGATGAATCGGAAATAGTTTCTTTAAACAAACCAAAAAATTATTTTGTTTGCATAATTAATAATGTAAATAAATATCCTTCACAAAATACTGACGTTTGGAAACAAGATAAATGCTCGCGTACTTTAAGAGGATGTAGATTAAGATTTAATGATAATGTTAATTTAACTAAGGATAAGCCGTATTTACCATTTGGGGCCTTTCCAGCTACATTCCCATACAACAATGAATCTAAAACCTGAAATACATGATGAATTGCGATCTTATTCTAATAAAAATGCTAATGAAGAGGTTTGTGGGTTTATTGTAGAAAAAGACTCGGTAATTAAATTCATTCCAGTCGATAATAAACACCCAGAAAAACAAAATCACGTTTTAGTTTCTCCTAAAGATTACTTGCAAATAAAAAATAATTACACAATTTTATACTATTTTCATAGTCATCCTGAAAGCTTTGATTTTTCTAATGTTGATTTATTTTATCAAAAATATCATAATTTAAATATGATTATCTATGATATTAAACAAAACATCTTTAAAGAAAAGAAGTGTAAATTAATATAATATATGGTTAATATTAAATTACATGGTATTTTCGAAAACTATGTGAAAACAGAATGGCATTTAAATGTCAAAACTGTTTTTGAAGCATTTGAAGCTATTGAGGCTAATAGTGGAAAATTGTTAGAAGCTTTGGGTAATTTTCAGGAATATTTAACACACTTTATCATATATGTTGATGATAAACCAGTAGCTCATGAATATTTTAATTCGCCAATATTAAAAAAAGATTCGAAAATAGAGGTTGTTCCATTGATATTGGGATCAACACTTGGTTTTGATATATTAATTGCTATTCTTTTGATAGCGATATCGACAGGAATTTCAATGTTAATAACCAGTTTAATGACTCCAAAAGCCCCAAAAGATATTAAAAATAATTCAAGACTCTTTTCTGGTTATGAAAACGTAACTAAAAGAAACGTGTCAATTCCTATAGGTTATGGAAGATTGAAAATAGGAAGTATCGTTGTTGCCAATGATGTAATATTAACAAATAAAATTAATAATAATTAATTTATGGGCGCGAATTCAATATATCCAGTAAGATTAACGGAAGACATGGAAAGAGATATTCCGCAAAGTATTGGAGCTTCAAATCAGGTTCAGCAGGGTTCTAACAGTTCAGATCCAAATTTATTAATAAACACATCTTCTTTAAGCGCTTCCTCATCTGGAGCAGATGTAGTTAAAATATTTATAGAAAATGATTTAGTTTCTACGATATCATATGCATCTTCTTTTATAACAGCAGATGCGACTTTAGATACAGAATCTTTTTATGAAAGCAATGATCTTTTATGTGAAGGGCCTATTGAAGGTTTGGTAGATAAAGATGGTAATATTTTAAATTTGCTTGATTTGAATTCTACGGTTAAAAATAGAAATTCTTCATTAGCTTATGGTATTTATTACAACGATATTTCAGTAAAAGATAAAAACACAAATTTATTAAATTTAACAGCAGCTAATTTTAATTTAACTTTAGGAAATGAAGTAAACAATTTTAATGATATATCAAGCAGTGTCTACTCTTATGATTCTAGAGTTTACGATTTAGATCAAGATCCAAATATAGCTAGTTTTAATAATTTAGATAAATCGTATATAGGAGAACAGTTTTCTGATTTAACGTCTAATCCATTATATCAACAATTAATATATTTAAAAAATAAAGCGAGAAGCTTCTCTCATTATGTAAAAAATAAATATATAACTTCAGCGACTGTAAATGTAAAAATAGATACATGCTTTTATATAGGAGGAAAAGGAGAAACTTGTGGAAATAATATTCGTTTTGTATTATCGGTTACTAATGTTACAGAAAAAACTACAACATATTTTTATTATCAATCTTACTTTGTTGCAAAAGGAAATCCTGTTGTAATACCAATTCAAATACAATTTAAGAGAGGAGCTAATTTATCTGGAAATCCTCCAGAATATTTAATAAATGTGTATAGTGTAGAAAAAAGATTGACCGCAATTGGTTCAAAAAATAGAACATTAAGTAATAATTCTAGAAGTTTCTCAATAGATTCTATAGTTGAAAGAGTAGATTATGCGTTTTCTTATCCTTATTCAGCGGTTTGTCAAAATACAATTAGCGCTAAACACTTTGCTAATATTCCGGTTAGAAGTTTTGATTGTAAATTATTAAAAGTAAAAGTCCCGAATAATTACGACTCTGATGCTAGACAATACGATGAGGATTGGAGCGGAGATTTTAGTAAATTATTAAAATGGACTGATAATCCGGCTTGGATTTTTTATGATTTATGTATAAATAGCAGATACGGTTTAGCTAAATCATCAATGTCTGAAAAAGATTTAAATAAATGGGAGTTATATAAAATATCTAAATTTTGCGATGAATTAGTTATTACTAATGCTGGAACCAAATATAAAGAAGATGAATTCACTTTCGATAATAAAATACAATTAAATCAAACAGATTACAATACAATAACTTTTACTTCAATTGAGGCTTTAAATACATTACAAACTAGATACCCAGAAAAAAGCATAATATATTTATATAATATAAAGAATAATCTTGATGAAAATATAAACATAAATTTTAAAAAAATTATATTGTCAGTAACAAAAGTAGGAAATACAGTAAAAATAAAGTTATGTAATGATTTTGGTATTAGAAAATTTATTGAATCTGATAATTCTGGTAGATTTTATGATTCTTTAAAGCAGTATATCGTTGGGAATCCTGAAGTTTTAAATACAGAAGATAACGCTAAAAGCTTTGCTATATCGTATTTAAATAATATATCAAATTCAATAAATACATATGATTCTACCGCTGAAAACATATCGTTATCTTTTAGAAATAAAAAGATTTTTGATAGCTCTTTAAATGTAGCGTCTGGAAAATGTGTTGTAAAACATCCAGAATATGGAGATTTTTTAGAACCTAGATTTTCTGCTAATATCTATATAAATGAAGCCACAGAGGGGTTGAAAATATTAAGTGATTTATCGTCTGTCTTTAGAGGTATTTTTTATTTTAAAAATGGTCTTTTAAATTTAAATACAGATGTGAAAAAAGCTACTTCTTATGTTTTTACAAATTCAAACGTAAAAGAGGGTCTTTTTAATTATAGCTCTTCTAATTTAGAATCTTCATATTCGGTTGCTAAAGTATCATATTTAGACAAAACAGATAATTTTAAAGATAAAGTGGTCTATGTTGAAGATTCTGCATTAATAAAAAAATACGGTTTAATAGAAAAAGAAATATTAGGCTTTGGAATAACTTCTAAGTATCAAGCCGAAAGAATAGGTAAATGGTTTTTAACAACAGGTAAACTAGAGTCGCAAACAGTTGCTTTTTCCACTGGTATAGAAGCTAGTCTTTTAAAAATAGGAGATATAATTAGAATAGCAGATAATCTTAAAAATTCTAAATTGGAATTTGGAAAGGTTACGTCTTTAGATTTTAAAAATAATTATATATATATTGATAGAGAGCTTAAAAACGATGTGATTGGTAAAAGAATAAAAATTTTATCAATTGTTAACGACGAACCATTAGAAAGCACGTTGAGTATTTTTGAAAGCGATAATTCAGAATTAAAATTAAAATTATTGCCTTATGATTATTTTAGTTGGAATATAAAAAGCAAAGCTATAGCTTCTGATAATGGAAGAACCTTATCGTCTGATTTGATTTCAGCGGCAGCTTGGGATAAAAAAGCTTTTACAAAGCAAAGTTATGTTGAAGATTGTCAAATTTCTTTTAAAGTTGCAGAAGTTTCTCAAATTTTTATTTGTGGTTTAAGTTCTGCTAATAATATATCAAATAGTTATGAAGATATTCAGTATGCTTTTTATATAAATAGCGGAAATTTATTAGGAGTTTTTCCTGGTTATCCAGTAGCGGTTCCATTTAATTTTAATAAATCTATAACAAGTTCTGATTTATTGACCATATCATATGACGGAGTTAACGTAACTTTTTATTTAAATCAACAAAAATTAACAGATCCACAGCCAAGAACGAAAGGGAATCCTTTATATGCGGTTGCAGCTTTTAATACTCAATTTGCAAAAATAAATGAAATAACATTTTCTAGATATCCATTGCCAATGTATAATAGCTTTTCTAATTTAAGATCTGACGCTAATTTTTCTATATATTTAGAAAATGATGCTGAACAAGAAGATTTATATAGAGTTGTAGGTATGAATGAAGCGTCTGCAAACGAATATGGAATTTCAGCTATGAAATACAATGCTGAAAAATTCGATGTTGTGGACAAAAATGAATATATAGATGAAAATCAATACAATAAAAAACAAGTGATATTTGCTACAGATGATTATATAAGACCTGCTTTTTCTGATACTGTAATAAATGAAAACATAAAACAAACACCTTTATCTTATATCCAAGCGATAAATATTAATTTTGATTATTCTTTTTCTATAGAAAATGAGATTTTAACAGACGCTTTCAATTTTAAAAACTACCTAAGTATAGAGATTAATTTTATTAAACTGTTTTCTATATTAGAGAATAATAAATATATCAATGGTTTATACTGCACAATCATAAAAGATGGAAAAGTTTTAAAATTTAAACAATATAAGAACCAAGCAGGTAAAATTTCTATTTTTCTTGGACAGAACATATCATTACAAAACAATAATACTGTAGTGTTCGATATAGATTTGTATGCTTTTGATTCCAATATGCGTTTAATTAATGTGTAAAGTATAATATGGCATTCATTAGCAACACAGGAATTGATTATGATAGCGCTTTTGCTATAAAAAATATTGATTTAAGTTTAAACGGTATTTTTTCGTCAAAGAATACCACTTATTCGCCAACAAGTTTTGGAATAGATCCTTCGAATTCCTTTGTCAGCGGCTTCATGGCTGAAAATCAGGTTTCTTTGTCTTGGGTTGTAGAAAGACCAATAACTAAAGATTTAATTACTTCTTTTGTTAACGATGTGGGGTTTTCTGGTTTTTATGTTAATTATTATGATACTGGAAGAAGTTTAATTTTTACAGATACTAACGCTTTTAATAGAACTAATTATAAAATAACTTCTCAAGAGTTGTTTAGTATATTCTCATCGATTACCGGATCAAATAGTGCTGTTAATTATAATCAATTTTTTATTGATATAGTAAGTCAAGATTTTCAAGGCAGAACAAGCACTGGAACTGCTTTAATAAATTTTGGCGTGCCAAGTGTACAAATTAGTGGTTATAGCATAGATAACACAACAAATTTAAATTTAAACTATACAGATAGACAAATAATTGAATCTTTAGATTTATTTGTAACAACTGGTCAATCTTTTGATCCTTCAAGTCAAGATTATTTATATTACGCAAATTATAACGCTCCATCTTTAGATAACGTTTATGTTCCAGATTTAATTCGATTAAATCAAAATCAACTAACAGATAATGAAATAAGGCTTCCTTATTATGTTCATTTGATTCCTTATAGTTATTTTTCTAGCGGTCAAAAAATAACGTCTTCAGGTATAAAACCGTCTTCTTATTCTGAGGCATTTTTGCCAGAAAAAATAAATAATGTTACTGGCTATGCGTTTAATAATTTTAATAAGACTTCTAAAGAATTAGATTTAAATATTTTTGTGAAGTGGGATGCGATTACAGAGTCTCAAGATTGTTCGTTTCATGTTTTAGTTGAAGAGAGTGGATCTAACTCTAATAAATACGATTATTTTTTACAAAATAGATCTTTAGATAAAATTTCATCAATATTATACGGTACTGGAACTGGATTAAGTTCATCTGGTACAATTTTTCAAAATTATGGGTCTTCAGGAATACGATGGAATGACCATACAATTTATACTGATAATTTAGGTTCTTTGCCAACAGGTATTTATGATCAATACTCTACAGGAATAAATTATATTACAGAAATAAGAATACCTTCTGGAATTTCAAATTCTTCAGAAGTTTTTCTATGCTATGATTATACTGGTAATAATGAATTTAGTTTTTTGCCAAGTGGTGGATATTTTAGTGGTAATGTATATACTGGCACGTATTCTGATGTTAGATATTTATCAATTTTCACACCTAATATTAGTGGGTTCAATGATTTAAATGATACTGTAACAGGAATACAAATAGCAAAAAGAATAACTGGTTTTGCTGATTTTGTATATTCTACAATAGATCCATCTTTTATTTTTCCAGTAAAAGAAGATGCTAATTATTTTGTTAAAGTTCGCGCAATTAATACTGATGAGGTTGTTTCAGAATTCTCAGATACTTTATATATTAGTTCTGGATATATAAATCAAGCAATAAATCTTAGTCCGTTAAGTGGTAAAAAAGTAATTGATGGATCTGGTGTTAGTGGCTATTTGCCAGTATTTTCTGATTCAGATAGTTTAACAACAGGTACGTTGTATTATAGTGGTAGTAATAATTTAGTGTTTACTGAATTGCCAACAACAACAACTTCAGAAAATTTATATAAATTAGTAGTTGAAGATAACATTGTAAAAAAACAATTAGATACAGGGAGCGGCACTTCTTTAATTGAAGAGTTTACTGTTGCTGCTCATGGTTTTATTGCCGGTGATGTTATTAGATTCGATGGAACAAATTATTTTAAAGCGCAAGCAGACAGCGCCGCACATGCAGAAGTATTGGGTGTTGTTAAGTCGGTAACTGCAAATACTTTTAAAGTGGTAGTAGATGGATTGATAACTGGTTTGTCGGGTTTGATTGCTGGAACTGTTTACTTTTTAAATACGACTACTTCTGGAACATGGCAATCAGTTGAGCCGACAGCTTATGGTGAGATATCCAAGCCAATATTATTCGCGTTATCAGCTACAACTGCAAATGTGTTAACTTTTCGTGGTATTGAAATCACACCTGTTAGTGGTACATCAGGAACTTCTGGATCAAGTGGAACTTCAGGATCTAGCGGAACTAGTGGAAGCAGCGGTTCGTCAGGAACAAGCGGCACTCCAACAGTGGCTAATACTTTAGCTAGATATAGTAATACTCCTCAAACTATAACTTCAAGTACAGATACTATAGTAGATTGGAATACCGCTGATACTGCAAATAGTCAAGGGTCTACTGGTTTAACTTTTAGTTCATCAAATAGATTTACAAATAGTTCTGGAGCGTCTTATATTGTAAATATTGATGGTTATGTAAGTTGGGCATCTGGGGGAACCGCTGGTACTACTAGATCGGTATTTATAGTTAAAAATGGAAACACAGCTTCTCTTCAAGGTAGATATTCTTATAATAGCGTATCGACTAATAATGAGTATACGGTAATAAATTTTAGTTCTACATTAACATTAGCAAATAATGATTTTTTTGAAATATATGTTTTTCATAATGATTCGACATCACAAAATATAAATGTAAGAAACGATTATCCTGCAAGTAGAATTTTAATAAGTAAAATTGAAGGAGTGCAAGGGCCATCTGGTTCATCAGGCACAAGTGGATCAAGTGGTACTAGCGGAAGCAGTGGAACTTCAGGTTCTTCTGGTACAAGCGGTTCATCTGGCTCTTCTGGAACAAGCGGTTCATCTGGTTCTTCTGGAACAAGCGGTTTATCCGGTTCTTCTGGAACAAGCGGTTCATCCGGTTCTTCTGGAAGTAGCGGAACAAGTAGTTCATCTGGAACTTCTGGAAGTAGTGGCACAAGCGGCTCTTCTGGCACAAGCGGTTCTTCTGGAACTTCTGGAAGTAGCGGAACAAGTGGTTCATCTGGAACTTCTGGAAGTAGCGGAACAAGTGGTTCATCTGGAACTTCTGGAAGTAGTGGTACAAGCGGCTCTTCTGGAACTTCTGGAAGTAGCGGAACAAGTGGTTCATCTGGAACTTCTGGAAGTAGTGGCACAAGCGGTTCTTCTGGAACTTCTGGAAGTAGCGGAACAAGTGGTTCATCTGGAACAAGCGGTTCTTCTGGAACTTCTGGAAGTAGCGGAACAAGTGGTTCGTCTGGAACTTCTGGAAGTAGCGGAACAAGTGGTTCATCTGGAACAAGCGGTTCTTCTGGAACTTCTGGAAGTAGTGGAACAAGCGGCTCTTCTGGAACTTCTGGAAGTAGCGGAACAAGTGGTTCATCTGGAACAAGCGGTTCTTCTGGAACTTCTGGAAGTAGCGGAATAAGTGGTTCATCTGGAACTTCTGGAAGTAGTGGCACAAGCAGTTCATCTGGAACTTCTGGAAGTAGCGGAACAAGTGGTTCGTCTGGAACTTCTGGAAGTAGTGGAACAAGCGGCTCTTCTGGAACTTCTGGAAGTAGCGGAACAAGTGGTTCATCTGGAACAAGCGGTTCTTCTGGAACTTCTGGAAGTAGCGGAATAAGTGGTTCAT